AATTAAACTTATAACACAAATATCGTAATATCTTTTGGATATACATCAAAATCAATTACTAAAAAAATACATATATGAATATCCTACTTAAAAGTATGAGCTTAACAGAAGATCGCAATTCTATTCTAACATATCATTTCAATAATCATATCATCTTTATTTTTAGGCATTACCATATTAACAACATGCCCCAATACAGAATAAGACCATTGCCTATATTTTAGAATAAGTTTTCGAACAAAAAACTCGTCATAATCCTCCTCCATATCATATATGGCACACTCCTCTAATATTTGTTCCTTTTTTATATTAAGAAACAATAATGCTTCTCTTATATAATCCCTTATTCTTCTGAACTTCAAATCATCTCCAAATTTACTAAGTATCAAATCCTTAATTTTAATAAGTAGATTTATCTTAAATCTTCCATCTTTAGTCATAAACTTCCTGACCCCCTTTCTCTTCTTTAGGTTTTGAAGAATAAATTCAGCTACAGCACATACCTTCGATTTCGTCCTCTCCTTTCTTGCTGTATCACATCTTCTCTCTCCCCTTACTTTTTTAACACAACGAAATCTGGTTTTACTAACAAACATATCTCGATATTTCTCTCTGACATTCTTGAGATATCTTGCGTACCCTATTCTTTTTACTTCTCTTATCTCACTTATGACAACATTTGTTATATAATTAAGATCCTCAATGTGAGTAGTTGTAATACCAAAATATGTCACTCTGAAAAAATAAACAATACCAGACGCTAACTTATCATAATCTACTTGAATGCTTGAAAAAGGGTTTGCATTGGCTAAAATATACGCTACTGTTTGCATCTTGAACATCCAATACATATTGGAAGGAGCCTCCCATACACCAGTCTCTTCAAACTTTTTAATTCTATCTTTATACCACTCGTCTCTGGCATATTTAGGAATACCAGGAAAAATCAATGAGTTTTTAGACTGTCTGATAGCCATCTTCCCTTCCGATACCTGACGAGCCTCAGAAGGTGTAAACGAGAAATTCCTCCTTAAAAGCGAAAAATTTGATTCACCATTAATTGTAATTGAAATTATGTCAATATCTTTGTCCATATTGATTATTTGTTTTTCTGCAAATATAGCAGAAAAGAATATATGATGTATGATACACGTATATTTATTTAAAGCTCCAGTCTGAGATAGATAGGAGCTTTTATTATTTTTTACATTATTTAACATATAAATTAGTTAGTAATCGTCTCATTTTCAGCAAGTGGCAATTTGGATATATAACATACTTCGTATGTATATAGCAGAAAATAAATTTTCAACTATATAATAGCTTAATTAAATGGATTTAATCTATTTACTTTCGGGAACACTCATGCGGTTCCCGCATTCGTATTCCCTTCTATGTATAATTATTACACTACATATGGATTTATAATAAATATTCTATTTTGTCATCATGTGTTATATTTATCAACATATGATGACAAAATAGATAGTAAAATACAAAATGTTATTACAAACTGATTCCATGAGATAAGCTGGACAGGCGGCTGGCACAGGGCAGGCTCGTGTCACCGCACCGACAGCCCCGGCAGCAGGGATAGCTTTTTACGTGGAACGATTAACCTTATTATATATATAAAATACGTTAATTTTAAATTTATAAATCCTTAATCCTTATCTTTGTATCAAAACGATAATCTCATGAAAGAAAGTGATAATAAAGATGTTAGTAATAGGGCTTATAGGCTTTTAGTACCTTATTCCAATACGGTAGATATGGCTAAGAAGATACTTCTGTTTTATAACGGATACCTAATGGCTTCCGGAAATGAGAAGAATGTCATAGATGCGAGGCACTTAAATCTTCTTGCCTATTATTTTGTGTTTGGATATTCGTATGAAACGAAGAAGAAGTTTTCTCATTGTTTCAGTACCGATCTTCAATATGTATCGGTTTTGGATACGGAGATGAAGAAGCGTGGTATTTTGATTGACCGTGAAGGGAATTACAGAACAAGGTGTTTGTGCCCGGATATAGAGAACATGCGCCGTCTTTTTGTATTGGAGGGTTCAAGAGATCAATGTGCGTTGGTTTCTTTATTTTACAGAAAGAAAACTTTTGAAGCCGATGCCGAAGAATGATTTCCCTATATCATTTGAGTCACATATTATAGATGATGTGATGGATAAGACCGGGGGCGTTTACGACCGAAACCAGATACGTGACGTTTTCAGAGCCAGTATTTCTTATGCCAATAACTTATGTACGTACACAGATAACGTGTCTGTATCGTTTCCGTATGTGGGTGATATGGTTTGTAACCTTCATGAGATGGAGAGGCGCAAACATAACCTTGAGCGTCTTAAATCCAAGGTAGAAAAATTATCTAAGTATCAGGAAAAAGAACTTAAGTGCCTTGATATTAAGATAAGGATGATAAAGGATGCTTATGACTCAGGTGAGATAAAAGGTGGGGATATGTTGATAAAACATAACAAATTATCTATCTTTAAATCTCGTAAGGGTCATAGTTTTAGTGAAATACAAAATATTCAAGAACAGGAATTTAACAGATAAGTCATGAAAAAGATTTTGCAAGCGGAAGTTATATACGATGCTTTTATGGATACGATATTAAAAAAACTTCCAAGAAAAAAAGAGGATTATCCTGATTGGTACAAAGAACGTCTTGAAAAGTGTGAAGGATGTAAATTCAACACCAAGAACGTTCCTAACTCTATGTTGCCTCTTTCTTTGTATGTAAGCAAGAAAATAGGTAAAAATCGTTGTTCGGTATGTACGTGCTTCATCAAGCAAAAGGCCTGGAGCAAGACAGAGGAGTGTGCGCTTGGGGAGGGGCTTCCCCGTCCTTCGTGGATGGACCGTCAGTATTCTATTGATTTTTATGACGAGAAGTCAAGATGGAACAGGTTAGAGCTTATTACAATGGATTCTGATGAGTTTAATGTTATTTCTACAGATGACAAGCAATATAACATTGACCTATCTAAAGACGGTAAATCATTTGAAATCATTTTCGAACCGGTAGAGAAAGGAAACAGTATAAAGTTTTCATTCGTTCTTGAGTCGAAGCATGATATGAAGATAACAGCATCAGAGACATCTTGTGGCTGTACGTCCTCTAATTTGAATATCATTGACTCCCGTCACTTCAAGTTCAATATAGAGATACATACAGCAGGATTTGGAATAGGAAGATTCGTAAAGCACATGACTGTTCACTATCAAAAAGATGGGTCTCAAAAAGAGGAATCGATTCCGTTTAATTTTGAAGGTGCTATAATTCAAAAAAGTTAAGTATTATGGGCGGATGTGGTAAAGCAAGGCATTTACAATGCGAGGATAAAAGGAAGTCCTTATTTTCTATGTTGCAGGCATCTTGTGACGATCTACCTGATTATTCTGCCGGAGACATTCTCTATGCTGTACTTAGATCTTTTGCAAAGAAAAGAGGATTGTCCGTTTCTTTTTTAAGGACGTTGACAGACAGCGAGCTTTTTGAAGTGGCTGATTATAATTTATCAATGGAGTTGATGGACGTTATTATTCATGATAGAAAGGTTATTGACAATGAAGAAGATTGATTTTGATTCAGATATAAAGCATCTTATTTCTTATTACAACCATTTACTGTCTGAGCAGGATAAGGTGGGAGAGGAGATGGAAGATCTAACTAAGGATATTATTAGAAAGAAGGATGAGGAAGACAATATAGAGTTAGAAGACTTTATTGATTTGGAAGAAAAGTCGTTTATGACCAACTTGTATCAACAAGAGATAATGAAAGTATCTTCTTCTGTCAAGACCGTCTACAGGTTATCTATTAACGCCGGTCATGATCTTAACATAGATGATGACAGTAAGAAGGTTCTTGACAGAATAGTAAACGACGGAGAATCAGATTTTATTATGTACGTTGACAATAATACTGATTCTGTTATGTTCAAGGAAGAATCTGTTGAGGAAGGAATAAAAAACATGTGCAAGTATCGTGTTGATCCATCTTCTCTTGAAGACAGGTTTAATATTCTTAAGTCTCAGTATGAGGCTTTTTTAAAAATTATCAACAATGAAAGCAAGAAAGCCGACTAATGATGATGTCTCTTACGTAGATTGGAAACTTATTGTGTTAAGGGATCAGATAGATAAGGCTGAACGTTATCTATCTGAAAATCCTTGGGATAAAATAGAAGATTCCGATAAGAGGGAGAAAGAATTTAGGTTTCAAAAAAGCTTGTCTGATAGCTTAATGCAATGGACTGAATCTTATATTAAGATGTGTGGGATAATGGATGTTTATAATCAGCTTGAGGCTGCCAAAAACAAGAAAAGCCTAAAAGGAGGACAAACAGTATCAGGTATTCAGTCTTTTGTTAAGAATGAAGCTAAGAACAAGCTCGATAAATAGTTTTGTCATGAATATTAACAGTAAAGAACTTTATATAAATATGGGTAACGATATTCCGTTATGGAATGACCTTTATTCTTATGAAGAGCAAGATGATGATGTCAAGCAATTCTGGGAGAATGAGGCTATGAAACTCCTTAACGGTGTTACCATAAATGGGGTGTTTATCCATCCTTGGCTATACTGGCATATCAATTTCTGGAAGATGATGATTGATGTAGGAGAAGATCGTATTCCAGGAAATTCACAGCTTCGTGATAATGAATGGATGTTTGCCGAATTTCTAAAGCAGGCTGAAGAAGAGAATAAAGGAATATTCATGTTCGGGTGCCGTCGTTTTGGGAAAGCCCTTCTTGATTCTGAGATACTTTATCTTGAGGACCGGGAAAAGATGATAGGAAATATTGTTGTAGGGGATAAGATATATGACGATAAAGGGAATTTGGTAGAGGTCGTAGGTGTCTACCCTCAAGGGAAAGTAACCACCTACAGAGTCGTATTCGAAGACGGTCGTAACGTTATTTGTTGCGGAAATCACCAATGGCGTGTCAATCATGGCGGAAAATGGCATGTTAGGAGTCTTAGATCCATAGCCGGATTAGATTATAAGAGTATGTCTATTCCAGTAGGTGAGGCCCTGAACTACCCTACGGCAAAGCTGCCGGTTCCGCCGTCAGCCTACGCCTCGATGCTGGCGGCTTATCTTGGTGGCTATGGAGGGGATATGTTTTTTGATAAATACGTTTGTAAGAAGTTTTTAAGATCGTCCATAGATCAAAAGAAAGATTTTATAGAAAACTTCATTCGTTCTTTCAGAAACGTAGTAACCGGAGAAGAAGAGCTTACGTTGTCTCATATTGACATGGATGTCATAAATTTTGTACAACGTATGTTTTGGGCTTCAGGTTGGTATGCTAAATTGGAGGGGAATAAACTTATACTATCAAGGAATCGTAAGGAATTAAAAATAAGATCCATATCGATATACGGAAAGGAGCATGCCACTTGTATAACCGTTGATAATGATTCTCATTTATTTTTGACCACCAATTACATCGTTACTCATAATACGGCCATAATGAGTTCTCTTCTGGCTCGTAATGCTACAATGACGTACAATTTGACGCATAATGTTATTGGAGCAAGTAAAGAAGACCTTGCCAATATGGGAGAGTATCTTGAGTTTGGACTTGATAATCTTCCTCCTTATCTTACTATAAACAGGACTGGTAACGACTGGACTAAAGAAGTTGTTTTAGGTACAAGAAACATCAATAATCAACGTGATGTTCATGCCAGAATAAGAATCACCAACGTTGATGATGGAAAGACACGAGGCTCATTGAAGACCGCAGGTGGAACTCCATATACGTCTATATATGATGAGGTAGGTAAATTCCCGGTGCTTGGGGCATGGCTTGCCGGTAGGCCAGCTCATATGATGCATGGTAGAATGAGGGGCGTTTGTTTGATGGCGGGAACTGGCGGTAATGTAGAAAAGTCTCAAGATGCCCAGAAAATCATGAACTCTCCGGACGAATATGGATTCATTATAATGAATTATGATATTCTAAATAAGAGAGTTATTAAACCAACATGGCGTATATGTAAATCTGGATGCTTTGTTCCGGCCCAGATGTCTCATGCTTATGAAAAGAAAGAAACGACTCTTGATAAGTATCTTGGAGTAGAGAATGCTCCCGGTCTTAAGAAGATAAAAATAAAAGTTTCAGACTTTGATAAAAATACTGGAATAATAAAATCACGTCTTGACGAACTTGTCAAAAAGGATAGAGCTTTATACGTCCAGGAACGAATGGCATTCCCTTTGTCTATAGATGATTGTTTCCTTAATACGAACGTAAATAGGTTCCCTGTAGAAGATGCGTTGAAGCACAAAAGCCGTCTTCTTGAAGAAGGTAGGCCTGGTAAAACAGTGGATATTTATCAGATAGACGGCATGAAAATGGGGTATAATTTTAGTGATAAGCAGCTTGCTGATTATCCGTTTCAAGGTGGTAACATAGATTCTCCTGTTGTTATATATGAGGATCCACCAGAAGAAGGAGGTGTTTTTGATTACACTTATGTCTCATCGCTTGACCCCTATAAATCTGACAAGGCTGATACTGATTCTGTTGGTTCGTTTTATGTACTTAAAAGATATGTAAAAATCAACGATCCATTTGCTTATTGCATAGTAGCATCATACGCATCACGTCCTCCATCTTCCGATGATTTTTGTAGGAATTGTGAAATACTTCAAGAAGCGTATGGGGCCAAGTGTCTTATGGAGAATGCCGACCGAATGTATGAATTTTATCTTACGAGACGAAATAAGCAGCTTATGTTGCTGGAAGATGGCGAACGTCTTGCCGGTAAGATTATCCGTGCCGGAGCCCGTCAGAACAATAAGCTCGGTTTGGCTCCTACGGTTCCCAATCAGCGTATGCTTTTCAACACCGTTATTCAATATTGTTGGGAGGATGTTGTTGTTGGGTATGATGATGATGGTAATGAAATAACACAGAAAGGTATTTACCGTATCCCTGATATAGAACTTCTTGATGAGATCATAGCCTTCGGCCCCGGGACCAACACCGACCGTATCATAGCCTTCGGCCACGCTCTTCTTCTGGCTAAGTATTATGATGATATGGGTTACATGCCTGAAAGTACGACTCAGAAGGAGAATCAAAAGAAGAGAGAGCGCAAGAAGATAGAACAGGTCAAAGGATTTACGGTAAGAAGACATAACCCTTATAAAATGAGGTGACGAGAACAAATTCCTTATCTTTGTGAAAAATAGGATAATAGGATGGAATATTTCAATAGAGATCAGGCTTTTCCGGCCAGAGGAGTATTTTCAGGTTTGCCGGTACAGGCGATACCTACCAAGAGAAAAACCAAGGAGTGGTTTAAAGCCACTATGGATTCTCTTGAATTGATTGGCTTAAAGCAGCTTGATGAGAACCAAAAGTTCAAGGATTTTTATAGAATGATGGAAGGTAAGTTATCCTTTATGGAGCTGAAAGACGTAATTCCTTATCTTAAGGATGTTCAGTCTATAAGGGACAATGTAAATATTCCATCATTCTTACGTCATTATGATATAATAGGTACGATCGTAAACGCTTTTGTAGGATGGTTGGGCAACCTTTCTGACAAGTATAATGTAGTTGGATTGGACGAATCTGAAGTGAATCAGTATTCTGCCACGAAGGAGAATCTCCTTCATAATTACATTAAAGAGGAATTGGACAGAAGGGTTAGGCAAGAATTGTTAAATAGGGGATTGGATCCGGATTATAATAATTTTGCAAGCGAAGAAGAAAAGCAGGCTTATGCTCAACAGATACAAGAGGTGAAAGCATCTATGACCCCTCCTGAGATAGAGAATTTCATGAATATAAAATGGAAGACTGCCGAGGTTATATGGGGTTCTCATACGCTTGAAGCAGACAGGGGGCGTTTTTACATGGATGAGATAGACACCGAGAATTTTATCGACTATCTTCTTACCGGTCGTTGTTTTAGAAACTATCATGTAGGATACGACTATTATAAGCCGGAGAGATGGTCTCCGTTGAATACGTTTTATTCTAAGACATTAGATAGCAAGTATCCGCAGTACGGTGATTATATTGGCCGTGTTCATTATTATACTGCCAATGATATTATAGTAAGGTGGGGGCATCTTCTTACGGCAAAAGACAAGCAAAAGCTTATAGGAGGTGCTGATAATTTCAATGGTACTTATAACAATGGTGATAATGGAAGCTATGTAAGTTTATCCAAATCGGCGAGTGTAGGGATGTTATATCAGAATAAGGTAATACCTTGGAAAGGATATAATGATTATGCTTCTATAAAAGCTTATGAGGATTATTACGGTATTCCAGCCGGCACATATACCGGATACGATAGTAATGGCAACGAATATCACAGAACCAGATTCATGCCAAATTTAGAGCATGGTAATTATTATAACCGTGCCCAGAGTTTAAGCGACGAGCATGTTCGTAGTGATTTGTATCAGGTAACTGAATCATATTGGGTATCCCCGGCTCAGGTGTATGTAATTACCTACCAAACTGAAACCGGATTAGTAACTACCGAAATGGTAACCGACGAGCTTCTTCAGGATTTTTTACAGGAAAATGGTATTAAGAAAATTACCAGAACCATGAGTAAGGGAATGGAGAACCCGGAGATTAATACCTATTTCGTAGATTACGTTCCACAGGTAAGGTACGGGGTTAAAATAAGTGGAGGTGCCCTCGCTCAGGACAACCTGTATCTGGATGGAGAACCTATCGATCACCAGATAAAAGGGGATAGCAACATCTATGACTTTGTTTTACCTGTTGCCGGATATATCGGTACTTCTATGGCTAACAGGATTCAGCCATATCAAATATTCTATAATTTCTCCATAAACCAGATAAACAATATTCTTGAAAAGGAGATCGGTAAATTCTTCTTAGGAGATATAAATCTGGTTCCGAGTGAATACAAGGATTTGGGTGAAGATGTGGCTGATATATGGGCAAACCTTCTTGATGTAGCTAAGTCTGTAGGTGCTCTTACATTAGATACCTCATCTCAAAACACGAAAGGTGGTGTCCCTTTCAACCAGTTTGCTGTCTATGATTTGTCCCAGACAGAGCAACTTAAAACAAGAATGGAACTTGCTGAATGGTCGAGGATGAAATGTTTTGAAATGGTTGGTATCACGCCTCAAGTAATTAACGGCCCCAACAGGTATGAGACCGCCACCGGGGTCCAGCAGGGCGTTACAGCATCTATGTTACAAACACAGATATACTTTGATAACTTCGGTTACTTCAAGAAACGCGCTTTGGATCTTCATCTGGCTGTTGCTCAACAATGTCAGGAAGAAGGAAAGGATATTTCTGTAATGTACACAAAAAGTGATCTTACCAGAGCGTTTTTATCTATAGGAACCGACGGTCTTAGTCTAAGGCATCTTGGTGTTCAGGCATTATCTAATTCCAAGAAAAGGGATGAGCTTGAGAAATTTAAAACTTTCATGTTGCAGCTAAATACAGCCGGAGGCGATATTTACGATCTTGCATCTATCTTCACATCAGATTCTATGGTGGAACTTATACAGAATGCAAGGAATACTCGCGCATACAACGAGCGTCAGATGCAGCAGCAACAACAGAATCAGATGCAGCTTAACCAGCAACAGATACAAGCTGAAGCTGCTGAGAAGGATAAGCAACGTCAGCATGAACTTGCTTTGGAAGACAAGAAAGGTCAATACAGGATACTTCAAGAGAAGATTCAGGCGGCAGGCAGGGCGGCAGACGCCAAGAGCGACGCCACCTCCCTCAACTTCCTGGCTTCTGTTTCAGATCAGACCGTAAGGCAAGCTGATATAGAAAGCAAGGAAAGGATAGAGGATAAGAAAATTGAAAACGATTCCAAACTTCATGATGATGAAATGAGAATGAAAATGGAAGAGTTAAAACTAAAATCCAAAGAGCTTGCTCAACGAGCGAGGGAAGATGCCACCAAAAGGTATGTAGCCGGAATCAATAAGAATTAAGGATTAAACATCCCCAAATTTCATTAGAAAATCTCTAATAAAATTTGGGGATGTTTAATTTTTAGTGAAGATTAAACACTTATAAGTTTTTTATCTGAAATATAGGTATTTAAATATTTTTGCAGTATGGGAAAATTAGAAAAAAATGGAATAGTAGAATTGGACGATATTTTTAGCATCGGTCCGATTGATGATGTTTATAATAGGGAAGAAGATATTCTGCCTATTAATGGTAATGAACCGGCTAAAAAAGATGAGAAGCCTGTAGAAGAAGGTTCTCAAATTAAAGAAGAGCCGGTTGTCGATCCTACTCCTGACCCTAAAGAGGATAAAAAAGGAGAAGAGAATGTGGTTGACGTTAAACAGGATCCGGTAGAGACCCCGGTTGTCAATTACAGAAAAGTATTGGATGCCCTTTCTTCAAGAGGGATCATTCCCGATTTGAAAGATGTGGTATTTAGCGGTGAAAACGGCGAAGAGATTACTATCAATGATCTTGATTTTAGTAAAGAAGATTCGTTGTGTGACATACTATCTACAGTCCTTGAAAGCCAGAAAGAGGATATTGTTAAGGATAAGATAGATGTTACTTCTGTTTCTGATATTACCAAGAAGCTTATTCAGGCTGATAAGGCTGGCGCTAATATCGTTGATATTCTTAAGCAATATGATACGAATGTCGCTCCGATAGAAAAGCTTGACATTGAAAACAAAGCAGATCAGATAAAGATCGTTCGCCATTATGTTGATCTTCTTGGGTTGCCTAAAGATGAAGCTGATGAGTTTTTCAAAGGCATTATCAATAAAGGAGAAGAGTATGTTGAAGCAAAGGCTATAAAGTATAAGGCTGAGCTTGATAAGAGAATGGATGATATTATCCAGCAACGTACTAAAGAGGCTGCCGAAAAGAAGGCGAAGGATGCAGAAGATTTTAGAAGGTATAAGAAAGACCTTAAGTCTTCTATCCAGGCAAAGTATCAGCTAAATGACACTATGGTATCTAAAGCTCTTGATTTTGCCCTAAAACCTTCTGAATCGAATCCCGGAATTACCAAAGCATTTAATAGGGTAAGGGAGATGATGATGAATCCGGAAGAAGCGCCAGATTTGATTATGTTTCTTATGAACCCAGGAGAGTTCATAAAACAGAAGTCGAATCAAGCTGTAGTTGATGAGAAGAAGAAAATTTATAAGCTCATCAGCCACACAAATAAAGACAAGAGGGTAGCTCCGGTAGATGATAAAGGTGATCAAGTTCAAGGTGTGAAGTTCGATGAAATCAGTATAGATTAAAAATTAAAACATTTTTTCGTTCATGGCTAATGTACTTTTAACAAAAAATTTCCAGGCCACCATGAATGGTGACACGGTGATTGGATATACCGACGCTAAAGTCGTTAAGCAAAGTATCGTAGAGCACGATCTTAGCTCTTTAGAAGATTGGTACTACGAAGATCCGGATAAGAACCATCTGGGTATGCTTGAGTTGTTTTCTAACATTACAAACTATCCTCTGCCTATGTATATGGGTATGATTAAACAGGATGCTACTATTACCGTAAATGGTATCAATGGTTCATTCCGTTATGATCTTCCGGTATCAGAAACGTATGAGGTGGTTACAGTAGAAGACACGTCTTTGAAATATGCAAAACCTGGTATTGATGAAAGCTTCTTCGAAATTGTGTTGAATGCACAATTCAAACAAGGAGATGTTATTACTTACGATGTGATTAACGGTTGCCAGGCTCTTATCTCTACAGAGCGCCCTCCGAAACAAGAAGGTGAAAACTGGAGATATTGGTGTAAGCTGTGGGGTCGTTCTCGTGCTAAATACTTCCCGAAAGACATGCTTCGTGCCGGTATTAAATATTGGAAGGTAACAAACGTTCTTGGTGAGTTCTCTACTCAGTTCTCTGGTGTAGGAGGTGCTTCTAAGGCCGGTTCTATGACTTGTGAATTTACGCTTGGTGGACACCGTGGTGTTGAAGGTGAAACGACTATGTACGCAGGTATTAAGTCTTTGGCTTATGCGGACGAACGTACACAGAATTTCATCGACAAGGCTTACCAGAAAGTTCGTCAGCTTTCTGAAATCAGAGGAGGTGATGCAAGTTATGCCATTATCGGTTCTCGTCTTGGTGACGGAAGCATTGATATGCGTACGGCACGTGTAGCCAATACAGTGTCTTTGTTCTGTTTGGCTGAGTTGGCTAAGATGGAAGCATACGAACTTATGTTCATGCGTGGAGGTAGAGTTAAGGGTCATAATGGTGTTTTGATGAAAAACGAAGGTTTGTACCATCAACTTCGCCGTGGTTTCGTTATCTCATATGCACGTCCGGGCGGTATCAAGCGCGAACACTTCCTGGCTGCTGCTGACTATATTTTCCGTGGTCGTAGCGATATGCCGATTGAAAATCGTGTAATGAAATTCAAGGTAGGTGCTATGGCTTACAAGAACATCGTTGAAATCTTCCGTGATGAGTTCTTCTCTCAATTGGGTGCCTTGGCTCCGCTTATGGGTACAGAACGTATTATCAATAATCCGGTAACAGGATCAAACGATGCTCTTGAATTAGGAACTGTAAAGATCAAGGGTGTTACTATTCCGGGTATTGGTAAGGTTATTGTAGAACACGAACCTTCTTTGGATTACGTTGATATGGTAGATAGAAGCCAGTTGGTAGACGGTATGACTCCTATCACATCATATTCATGTATTATGGAAGACTTGACCGCTCCTGAATATTCCAATGCATTCGCCGGCATCCCTGCTTCAGCCGAAGCTCGTATTGGTAATATCAACAGCAACGTATTCTACGTTAAGCCTGATATCGGTTCTATGTGGTGGGGTTACGAACAAGGTAGATGGTCATCCAGAGTATCGGCTCAAGAAATTGTATCCAGCCATCCTCGTATGTCAGAACAATTCTGGTGCCATTCTGTATCGGCTTGTTGGGTAAAAGATACCAGCCGGTTCGTAACAATTGAATTGTTACCAAGCTCTTTGTAATCATAACTTTTAATATTAACTTGCGGTCGGCTTTAAAACCGGCCGCAAATTTTGTTTCTAACATAGTCTTTTCATATATGAAAAGACGTAGGGTATATAAAAAAATGGGAAAAAAGATTTTTGAAGAAAGCCATGAGTCTAAGAAACTGCTGGCTACCGTAGGAGGAATGAAGATATATTCCGACTCTATTTATGTTATAACAGGTAAGATGGATGAAGAAGCTCCTTCCGGATATCAGGAAAGAGGCATTTCCAAGACTCCTTTCCCCGGAAACAAGACAGTATCTTGTTGTGGATGGGATAAGGATCTTAGGGTGTATGATACCGGTTTCTTCATCAATTCAGCATGTTATAAAGGTTACTCACTTGAAGACAAGAAGAATGAAATGGATATGCGTATTAAGAATATTCGGTATCCGTTTGAAGAAACTGTCAATGAGGACCTGGACCAAAAGAACTTCGATTTCTGGGATTCTTACAGAATTGACTTGTATGATGGTCGTTTGTTCTACACTAATGACGTTCGTGATTTATTTGAGCTGTATATAGCTATTTTGTCCAAGTCTCTTACTCCTAAAGAGGAAGATGGTAATCCGATGTATGTCGAATCTTATTATTGTGTAGAAGACAAGACTACGGCCGTAGATATAAGGAAACAACGTCAGATTGACAAGGCTGATATTTTATATGAGTTCATGAACAAGCTGAAAGGCTCCGAGGCTGAAAGGAAAAGCATCTACGATCTGCTTTTGTATCTTGACATCATATATAGCGTAGAGCTTGATCAGAGCATGGTTCAATACATATTCACTAATTGGATTGATGCTAAGAATACTAATGTTGACATGTATAAAGAAGCAAGCTCAAGGTTCTTGTCTGATGATGAATCTTCTGAGGGAATGCAGGTGATCAAATTCCATCGTATGATTAGGGAAATGGTTGAGGGACTGGCTGTCACCGTCAACACCGACGGACTGTATCTGAATGGCGAGCTCCTGGGCGCCGACGCCATCTCTGCGTCTATGGCTCTTGCTTCCAATAAGTCGATGTTAGAAACCAAGTCACGTGTTCTTGAAGCGTATAATGCTTTAAAGAACAAGCATAAAAAAATAGAAGGAGCTAAGTCTGACAAGAAGAAAAAGGAAGACGAAAAAGGTTTTGATATTGATCAATACGCTGATAAAAAAGAATAATTTATGAAGATTGTTGATTGTTATCTTCGGGCCTTACAGAAGGCTGAAGAAAACATGACCAACGGTGGTATAAAACTTGACAAGGCACGTTTTGTTCAGCTTTTTAATGACGAACAAAACCGCCTTGTTCGTTATATCCTTGATAAGAAAAATGAAGAGGATATACGTTATATCCAAAAGCTGGTTGTGTATTCGAAAGAACTTAATGAGAGAGGAGATAAAGATAATCCGGAAAGCACTTTGTTTTCATTGCCTTCTGATTTCTTTTCTTTTTCAAACATATCAGGCGTATTTACCAAAGGTGAATGCACGGTCACTGATTTTACCATGTGGGAGGCTAAGAACGAAAACCCGCATGAGCTTCTTGCCGACTTTTTTAACAAACCTGATTTTGATTTTAGGGAAACATTCTATACAATAGGCGAAGATTCGGTAAGGGTGTATAAGTATGGTTTTGATGTAGACACCGTTTACCTTACATATTACCGCTATCCGAAGGAAGTTGATATCGAAGGATATATTAAATCCGATGGTTCTAATTCAACTGATATAGATCCTGAATTAGATGATAAATTAATTGGTATTATCCTTAACATGATTGAAAAGCAATTTGCTTTGAATGAAAGCGAATATGGACGTTATCAAATAGATTCAAACAACGTCCAATCTCCTTTATAGCAGAATAAAGGCGTGTCCTAAATTAAAGACTATCAAAAAGCATTAAGAATTAATTAATTCATAATGCTTTTTGTTGCTTATATGACTATCACTATTTTTGAGACAGATAACAGAATATTAATTTTTAAAATATTATAAGGCTATGGCTATCCATAAACCGTATGACAGACACATTATCTGTCCTCCGCACGCTAAGTTGGCGGACGTAGATTCTTTGTTGCTTCAAGAAGGTCAGATCGCTATCTATGATTTGGATGGTGAGCAGACTAAAGATGGTTTGAAAGCGTTGAAAGACTTGAAAGGATATCGTAAGGACGAACAACGTTTCCAGATCAGAATCGGACGTAATGAGATGGTTAACGACCGTGTATCTGATGATAAATCATTCTCTACACCCACGTTTGCTATTGATGAAATTATAGAAGTGTATGCTTCTGCTCCGAAGAGCAAAGAAATTAAAGTAGATGAGGTTATTTTCGGTTATAACGGAATTGACGACAGTACCGCTATTACAGCAAGAAAAGGCGATCGTATCCCTATCCATATTAAGCTGACAGGACGTTTGTTCGAGCTTCGTGGTTATCCGATGGGTGAAGTAAATATCGATGATTACATCATTTTCGAAAACTGTCCGGGTCGTGAGGATATGTGCTCAGAATGTGATCCTTGCGAAGATGTTGATATTTTGGCTGCTATCTTGAAAACAATCGAACGTATCAAGAATCAGCCGATTGCAGGTGGTGGCAAGGTAGGTGATTTTGTAGAAATCCATCCTATCCATTCTTGCAATGAAATGGAAAAAACTCCGGTGGAAACCGACATGAATTTCTATTGCATGGAAATGTGTGATACCGGTGATGCTTATGCCTTGGCTCAGCTTAAGGCTGCTTATCCTGGTTTGGATATTAAGAGAGTTGGACGTCATCTTTCTACTTCCAAATATCAGGTGATGAAAGAAGGTGGTAAGCCTGCTGATTATACTCAAAAGCTGTCTTCTATAATGAAAGGCTGCGAAGAGTGTCCTGAAGGATATACTAAGGTAGACGGCGGTTTGATTTATGCCGTAACGTTAGAGGATGATGGCGTTGATCAGTCTACTGTAGTAGAAAGCATTAAAAATGCCGTTAGTAGCACTGCCGAGAAAACAGCAGCCCAAGATGGCGGAGTAGGTATGTACACTGTGGCCGTAAGCAAGAAACTGACGAAGGCTGATATCGATGCATTTGTAGAAACTAATCCGACAGCCACAGTAACGTTCGTTGCTAAAACAGCAGATATGTGTAGCAATCCTACTGTTACTACTGTTAGCTGGGAAGCATGTGGTTCTTGTAAGATTTCGAAAGAAGCTTATGAAATCACGTTGCCGGATGATGAATGTGGTAATAGTGCTAAAGAAGAATTGCAGGCAGCATTCCCGTATCTGACAATCGAAGATTACGGTACACCTGGTGGATGTCAACATAAATTCAAAACAACGGTCGTTACTAACATGGTTTGCGACGAATGCGATAAAATCTTCAAAGACTTCTTTGTATCGAAAGCGCCCGAATCTTATCGTGGACGTAATTGGAAACGTTTGGGTGCTGTAGCAGGAGATCAGTCTATCATCGCCGACCCGCTTCCTAAGAACTGCAAATGCGGTATTTTGTTCCGTGGTATTGACTACATGATTTCTCCGTCTGACTGTTTGATTGACCGTCTGACATTCCAAGAAGGATCTGTTCGTATTGCTGTAAATGGTGGTTATCCAGATGAACAGCGCGAGGCTATCAGCACGTACTTCAACCCGATCCATACCGAATACAAACAGCACTGGGCTCCGCGTACTCACCTCGGCGCTGAATTGCTGGATAAAGAACGCGAACAACGTATGTTCTTCGACTTCCGTAAGACTCACCAAGAACTTATGGAACGGATGTTTACCAACGAAGAAACCCGCTTAGACCTGTTGGCTCCGTATGCTGATTATTCAGTAACATTGAAGCCGGCGCGTTATTCTAACGGCTTCGGTAGGGTAATTGATGATCATATTACAGTACACTTCCATGTACCGTACGGTGCTCACGAAGGTATTCAAGACCTTATGGACTTGTTGGCTGCTTCGGCAAATATCAAGCCCTGCAAGATTTGATTTTCCTTTTTTCTATATATCCCAAGGGGGAGGAGGCTGGTCCTCCACCCCCTTTTTTGTAATAAAATAATTTGAAATAGATCAATTTCATATGAATGGCGTGGATTTTTTATCCGGTGCCTTTGGTAGGGGCATCGATAAAATAACTAACATAGTTGGAAAATGGGGTTCCTCCCAACCGGTAGATGACAGCAAATCCGGTATAAAAATAGGGGACAAAATCTACCAAGTGGTTGTGTCCTTAAATGGCTGTTATTGGTATCTTGACGAAGAAGGCAAGAAGCATCCTGTTTCTGGTATTCCGGCCACAACCGAATGGGAGTGGATTAACATAGCTGAGAAAGTTATCAAAGATTTCAAAACATGTTACCGTACACCTGGTGGAAAGGTTGAAGTATGGAGTTGGTATCTTCTTAATGATCAGATGGATGTTCTTAAAGAAACCCATAGAATTACCGACAGTACCGACATGGATAATCCGGTAGGTAAGGTTCTTACTAAAATACCGGACGAATGGGTTATGATCGACTGCGATCTTCCTGATATGACAGAACGTGACATTACGTTCGTCAACAGATGTTATAAAACTCCTGATGGTAAGGTTGAAATAGAAGGATTAGAAGCCATAGATGACAAGATAAACATCAGGGAATCTATTTATACCGTTATTCAGTCAACTGACGATAATTTCCCTGCCGGGCATGTTTTTAAGCTAATTCCAGAGAATTGGGTTCGAATGGTTTGTGACTTTCCTGACATGACAGAACGAGATGTAACTTATGTTCTTGAATGTTACACTACTAAAAAAGGGAAAGTTCAGGTAGAAGGCTTGATAGCCATAGATAATATTCTTGGATCCAGGGAAGAGGTTTACACCGTCCTTCAGTCAACCGATCCTGATATTAAGGTAGGGACCGTGCTGGATTCTATTCCCGAAGATTGGGTGAGGATGGTATGTGATTTTCCTGACATGACGGACCGGGAAATTGTTGAAGTGGATGAATGTTATAAGACGGATGGCGGTAAGGTTAATATAAAAGGTTATCAGTCTATTGATGCTGTTCTTGGTGTAAGGGAACAGTATTATTATATTGTTAAGACAACGGACGCCGCCTATCCTCAGTGGACGAGAATAGATAAGATACCTAACGAATGGACGAAAACCGAATGCGATTTTCCTGATCTTACAGAAAGACATATTATGTCCGTAGATGAATGTTATACAACTCCTGGTGGTAAAATACATCTTGGAGGATATAGGTCGGTAGATAGCATAATAGGAGTCCGGGACGAGTATCTTATTGTCTTAGAAACGACCGATCCTGATATACAAAGAGGTGCCACATTCAACAAAATACAAGAAGGATGGCAGCGTGTTGTTTGTGATTTCCCTGATGCTACTACATCCGACACAGAAATAGTAGAAAACTGTTATAAGACGGAAAAGGGCAAGGTTCAGATCCGGACGTATATAACAATGGACGGATACGGAAATACAAGGGAATTGAGGCATATGGTCCTTAAAACAACCGATCCTGATTACAATATTGGATCCAATATTGATCAGATACCGGTAGGGTGGTTAAGTATCGAGTGTGATTTTGCGTCTGCTACACAGCGCCATATAAGACAGGTGAAAAACTGCTACGTTTCTGATGCAGGGAGCATTTACGTTGAGGGAGAAATTGTTTACGACAATGACCTTGACGTGGACAAGATGGCGCTGACGGTCATGGAAAGCACTGACCCGGCGATAGCCGTAGGGACGACGCTGGCTGCTATTCCCTCTGGCTACGTGAGAACAGTTTGTAGATGTAATTGTTGCAACCACTAAATCTTATTGTCATGAGCTGTAACGAATATTTTTTAGTAACACTGGAGTCTAAACCGACTCCAGTTCGTCATAAATACACGAATTTAACAGACGAATGGTATGGCCCTGATGGTGTTAAGTACGAAGATCCTGATACGATATCCAAAATAGAAGAACAAGCTACAGATAAGAATCGTATAGGGGATAACACCTTATATCAGAAACTTATTGAAATACATTCTCAAGGAGAGTCAATAAAATCAGACATCGGAGACATAGGTTCGGTATTAGATTATATAAATGGGGAGGAAGTGTAATGGGAACCATATCAGATAAGTTAATGAGGATCATAAATACCAAAGAGGATATAAGGCAAGCCCTTATATCCAAAGGGTATGATGTACCTACTTCCATACCTTTTAAAGAGTATGCTAAAATGATATTAGACCTGCCATGCAAGGTAGATTCCTTCCCGGATATAGAAGGTATCGTAGCCAGATATTCAGCTTCCGGTCTTACCAATGAGCAGATGGCTGCCAATCCTGTATGGGTAGATAAGACAGGTAATGGTCATGACTTGCAAATGAAGAACTTCGCTTGGGGTGGAATGAGTGGAGTTGGTGGGTATGAAATGAATTTCAATTTATGGACAAACAATGTTCCAAGCATTCCAGATATTTCTATGTCTACGACGACTACCTCAGTTAGTGTAAGTGTTGGAAATTCTACTTATAATAACAATCTTATTTATATTCATATGAATAATTGGGATATAAATAAGAATCACTGGTTAAAGGTCACATCTACTTATGAAGATGGAGATCTCGTCTTTAAATTTTATAATGATAATAATAGTAAAAATATTGAATTGCCAGCTAACGGCTATGTAAACATACCTGCATATCCTGAATTTAAAGGCAATTATATGTATATCTCAACTACATCTAATAAGCAAGGTTCATTTACCATCGAACAACTACCCCTCTACCCCGGCGCACTCGTCTTTGACGGAGTAGACGATTGGGCGGGATGTGACAACTTGCCATTATTGCCCAAAGAAAAAGGATATAGTATTATTGCATTGAGGAATTGGATAACACGATATGATGCAACTAAATATAAAAGACCTTTAATATCAAATCTTGACACAAATGATGAAGGCGCTTTTTTAATTGAATATAGAAAGGATGAAAATGTAAATGACGTTACGGGATCTTATAATAGTTTTACAGATGTATATATTGATGATAATAACCCTATTACATGGCAAACATCAAGTAGTTACAATGGTCAAATAATAAAAAAAGGGACATCTAAATCTACTAATAAGCTGTGTATTTGTAAAACTTATTTTGGCCAATTAAGTAATTATGCCAATGCTGCCATTTGGGAAATAGTCATTCTCGATCATGATGCCACCGAAGAAGAACTGACCAAGATCAAAGACTACTTCGTTAAAACCTATCCCTGGCTCTTCCCCGACCAAGCATGGACAGTGGTAGGCAAAACCAACGAGGACGAAGATCGTGCTACTATTGCCAACATTACGGGCAATGGTAATGATCTTATACTGTCGAATTTTGGGTTTGCAGAAGGGAGTGGGTATGGGTTGTATAAAACTCCATTTGAATTATATCCATCAGTTCAGCATTCGTCTAAATATAGTTTGTCTTTTTCAAAGTTTGCATTAGGGGATCACAATTTAATAATTGCACCAAAACAAAATGATTTAAGCTATGATATAAAAGTCAAAGTAACAGGATTAAAGGAAGGTGTAAAATTTAAATGGGGGTGGATTGGTACAACAGGATACATAGATATAACAACAGATGGGATACACATGTTAAATAAACCCGCATCTCAAATTAGACAATTGATTGTAGAATTTGCAGAAGATTTTGATCCTGATCATGTTGTCACCATAGAGCAAATCCCCGAATACGAAGGATACCTTATGACGGATGGGGTGGATGATAAAGCGGTTAGTAAACAGTTTAAAATTGGCGAAAATTTTACTGTTATATTAGATTTTAAATTCCCCGTTAAAAAGATATCTTATTGTGGTTTTGACTTATCATCAAAGGTTAGAATCCAAAATCTTCAAGGTCGTGGTGTGTATGTCGTATTAAAGGGAAATAAAACCTTGATACCATCAAATGTAGTGAGAGCCGTAACTTCAGAGGGTAAAGTATATGATGAAAATTGGAATGAATACAATATTGTGCCTGGCAATGTATCATCAAATTATACAATGGTAAATTTAGGCTTTGATGGAAGTAATCAATTTGCTGAGTCGGCAACTAAATTAGCTGGAATTTATAGTAGTACTTTATCCAAAGACGACTGTATCAAAGCATATAACTATTTACAAACCCTAAAAGCAAAGTAATATGAAATTCATTATCATACCAAAAGAAGTATATGATTCCGTATCTGAAGAAAAGAAACGTGAATTAGGAACAGGTAGCCCAAGAGCGAGCGTAGACGGCTCTAATGTTATTTTACACGTAGAACATTATGACCATCTATTTAAGTCTTTAGACGCGCAGGCTGATGATGATCCTCAATATCCGTATCCGGTATATGACAGCTCTTCTTCTGAGTTTGAATCTGTTCTTTCATCTAAAGAATGGGTGTCTGATGTTAATGACGAGCGTCTTTGATCTTGTTATGGTTGGGGCAATTACTATATTTGTAAAAAGTTGAATAATTAAAGCGTGTGGTGGCGTTATCTACCATATAATCATCATGTTTCAGATAATAATCGGATGCGTTTTGGCTAATATCCTTACGATAGCAATCATCGGTTTATCCCTGTATTTAGTGTATAGTAAAAACGAAGATCGTTTAAAGGCTTTGGATTCTAAGATCGATCAGAAGGTTGAGGACGTAAAAAACAAGGTTGGCGCGGTGATGGACATCGTAGACCAGATCAAGAAGTTGTTGGACAAAATTAACAAGAAATAAAAAATGGCAGAAGTAGGTTATAACAGTAAATTCGAAGGTCAGGAGGTTGATTCCAGACTTGAGAATGTGGTGCAGGCTGCTCCTGGAACAGGTTCGGAGTCGGGGAAGGGAGGCCTCATCCCGGCTCCCCCTGCCGGAAGTCAGGACGGTAGCAAGACTCTTCTTAGTAATATGACATGGGGCGATCATATAACAAAACAGTACATAGATAATGCTGTATCGGCAGCAGGGTGGAAGAAGCAGATTGTTAGCAAACTTCCTACTGTTGAAGAGGCGAAGGATAATGTCATGTATCTTGTAAAAGATGATGTGGCATCTACAGAAACCAAAAACGTGTATAACGAATATATTTTGGTTACTGAAGAAAGTGGTGGTAAGGTGCTTGAATCGCTTGGTATGGTAAGTACCGGAGTAGATTCGAATTATCTTGATCTATCTATGTTTTCAGGTAATTCAGGAACACTTGATGAAGCTTCGTTTGGGAAGGTCCTGGATGCTTACAATAATAAAATTACGTTAGGAAAGTTAGATGGTGATTATTATTATTTGAATTATTTTTTAGAAGGTAATGATTTTGAAAATAATTTTAAATTAAAAATAGTATTTGCCTCATTTGCTAATACCGACTCAGCGGTAGGCGCATCTGAATATGATATAGAAATTCAGGTGGGGACTTTTGTTGTTATTCAAGATAAGACATATGAGGCTATGAACAATATGGTTACGTTGTCTAATACGATATTGTCTTATTTGAATTTTATGGCTATGCCCCCTAAGGTTGTTACAACATTGGCAAATTTACCAAAAGGTGCTCATAATATCATAGCCAACGTCGCTTCTGCTACGAATCTGTCTATGACCGTATCTTCTGAGTATGTTGGGAGGGAGTGGCAGGTGCGGGTCAACAACACCACCGGCACAGACATCACACAGCCACTTCCTACCTCTGGCCAGTTCCAGAGTATGTCAGGCGATAGCGTAATAGTACCTAAAAACAGTTTTATAGAATTAAGTATCTGGTATATTAATGATAAGTTAGTTATCAGAGTAGGTGAACAAGCTTAACAGAAAGGATAGAGTATGGTTTATGTAAATAAAAACGTAAAAGGTTTTTACTGGGAAGGATACGAGTTGGATTCCTCTTCTTACGAAGTAGGGTATTCTTACCAAGATTTCTTAGATGGTAAATGGGTTCAACTTGACTCCGATCAAGAAAAATTCCATCAAGACAATCCTGATGCGAGTGTGAAAGAAGTTATTGCCATGCAGCTTGACCCGGAGCCTCCTGGACCAACTGAAGAGGAGTTGCTTGCCAAGGCTAAGGATAAGAAAGTTTCTGAGGCCAGGGAATATGCTTATTCTGATGCTGTCCGCTCTTATAGCTTGGATGGTAAACAGATATGGTATAACAGCAGCATGAGGCAGAAGGTTAAAAACGATATTGATGTAGCAAAAGGGAGCGGGATATACACCGTATCTGTAGCAGATTCAGAATACGAGCTTGATATTGCTAATACGGCAATGAATGAAATGCATGTATATGAATCTGAATGCGATGATCGTACTGCTGCCATAGAAAAGGAAATAGCTTCTAAAATTGACAGGAGTGAAGTTGAATCTATGAAAGTGGATGAAGGATATCCTGAGAAGTTGGCAAGGACAAAGGATCAGATCATAGAAAAAAATAAGATCCTTGAAGCTAACGATCCGGAGAAGGCTACAGCCATGTACATGAGGGCGATGATCAATACGCCGGCTATGTTGGAGAATACTGACCAGAGTCTGGCTCTTAAGATAAAAGGATTGTATCCTATTTGGGATAAGGATGGAGTTTATGGCGACAAAGGTCTTCCTATGGGAACTGCTGTTGTAAAGGGGCAGCGTTTTCGTAGTAAAAACCAGCCTTCAGATTTGGATTGGACTTTGTTTGAAGTAAGGCAAAATCACAATCTACAAGCTGATTGGGTTCCTGGCCAGGGAGGTGGAGCCGAAAGTCTGTATATGGTTGTTCAAGAAAAGCATTCAGGTACCGTAGACGATCCTATTCCTTGGGTATATAATTCTATTTTAGAGAACGGAAAGTATTACATAGACAAAGAAATTAAGTATCTTTGCATAAGAGATTCAGGCATCCCTTTGGCTTACGAGAATCTTTCTGATCTTGTATCAGCCGGATACGTAAGGGTTGTTTAGGTCGTAATTTGTTGTTAATGTTATGGATGGCCCCTGTATATTTATTTATGCAGGGGTTTTTCTTTAATCCATACTCTACTTATTTTTCATATCGGTAAGGTTCTGATTATCTTTGTGAAAAAGGTTAAGTTATGGAAAGAAGTGATATTATAAAAGAATTGAGTCAGTATTTTAGTATTGTTGAATTAGTTGGTCCTAAAGAATACGGTAGAGACAAAGATCTTTGCTGGAGGTATTTAAGAACTGAATTGCTTCACACGATACTGGTTTTAAGGAAAGACATTTTGAAAACGCCGATGACGGTTAATACCTGGAAGTCGGGTGGTAGGTTTGATGAGCGTGGGTTTAGGAACAATATCTCGGATATAGTAAAATCAAAGACCGTATCAGGGTCGTTGTATATCAGTCCTCATATGCTTGGGGCAGCCATCGATTTCGACGCCAAGGGTATGACGGCAGAGGAGGCAAGGAATAAAATAATTCAGTCGCAGGATTTACTTCCTTGTCCTATTAGATTAGAATCAGGTACCAATTGGGTCCATATTGACGTATATGACTCTCTTGGAAGTAACAAGAAAGTAACTATGTTCTAATATGGCTTACAGATTTGTAGGAAGGATGAATTTAGAAAGTTTCTGGGCTTTTCTCATTTCCGGATTATCAGCATTGTGGATGAATTTCCAGGAGATTCACCACCTTATATATTCTATATTGTTTATATTAGCTATAAATCTTTTGTTAGCTACTATAAAAAGTATCAAGCACTGCTATATCCGAAGAAAGAGAAAGAGACCTTTTAAGATATTGACATGCATAAGCGAAATGGGAGTTTTGAAAATTCTTCTTGAGTTCGCGGCCTGTTCTTTCGGGTTGTTTACCATATCCGGAATGGACCTTATTATGTCTATGGGAGGGCATAAATCCCCAGAGTTTATAGACATGCTTCTTCAGTGGATTACAATATTTGCCTTAATATTATACGGTGGAATGGCATTCAAGCGCCTCGGCGACCTTGCACCTGATTTGATGATAGTAAAAGGCGTTAAGTACTTCTTTAGTAAAGTAAGTTGGTGGCAAAAAGTTCCATTCGGAGAGGAGTTAAAAGAAGGTATAAAAAATGGTGAAATACAAGATCTTTTAGATAATAAAAAGGAGGGTAAGAAATGTGTTTGCAAAAAATGAGGGTAGGGCATGTGTTAGGAGTTCTTCTACTGTGTTTTATATCTTTCTTGTTTGGTAAAACATGTAAGAAGAAAGAAATAATACACGATATAGAAATAGATACGGTAATAGATACCATTATCCAACCTGTTCCTGTTCCTCAGTATATAGTTGACGTAGGGGAGGTAGAAATACCTTTCCCTATGGATGCTATAGTTAAAAAAGACACGATAAAAGACACTGTTTATATCAATATCCCAATTCAAAGAAAAACATACAGCACAGATGATTATCGGGCTGTTATAAGCGGATACAGACCTAATTTGGATACGATGATCATCTACCACAAAAAAGAAATAATATACGAAAAGAGCCGGCGCTGGGGCATAGGGCTGACGGCAGGGTATGGAGTTGGGCGCGAGGGCTTCTCTCCCTACTTAGGCGCTGGAATCTATTATCGGATATGGTAATAATCACGTCCTATTTTATTTAATACACAACATTTTAAACTTTTATCACCCCATTTACTTATCTTTGTGGAAAAAGGTAAGTTATGAATTATATCGATATTTTACCACAGATAAGAAATAACATTTTCTATGTCAGGATAGTAATGACCAATTATGATGTAGAAAATCAGATGGTTATTAGAATAGTAGCCAGAAGAAATGACGGTCTGTACAAGACGGAAGTAGTACAGTATCCAAATGAAGGAACTGATTACGGTGGAGAAATTATTGTTCCTATGTTTGGCATGGCTAAGTCGTTGGTGGCCCAAATAGTAGGAGTCAAGATAAATGGTACTGAGGTACGTGTTAATAGCACTGAGGTAGAGGGAGCCGATATAACAGCCAGATACGATGATTCCCTTACCAGAATGGGGTGGGAAGAGAGCATGAACAACATCCATCTTGATTTTGAGGTTGTAAGTACAAACAACCCTAAAACGCTTCGCATAGCCGATCAGTCGGAATGGGGGATATTGGCCGACAGACCGGCTATTATAGAGATTGTACCACCTGAAGATGAGAATAAGTATGTTTATTATCTTGGTAAGAATCAGCTGAATGTATTCAACAGTAAGACTCTTGGCATAAATCCGGGTCGCGGAAATGATTTTGAAAACCTGAAAGATGGTATATACGATATTACCATAAAAGGCAGTCCTTCCTCTTATTCATTTAACAGAAAGTATTTAAAAACAGATCTGATCCGTCTTAACATAGATAAGATATGGGCCAGGTCAACTGTGTTATGCGATCATGAGGATGATGACGTTATTGACAAAATAAAAGAAATAGAGTTTCTGCTGGCTGCGGCTGAAGCTAATATGAGATTAGGGAATTTTGAAAACGTAAAACAATTATACGAAAAAGCATCTAAATTGATTTACGTTCTCAATAATTGTGAAAATTGTGGTTGCAAAATATAATAAATTAAATATCAATAAATTATGGGATGTGGATGCGGAAGAAGCAACATTGCTTCTGTTAATAAAAGTCGGGCTATAAAGCCTCAGTCGAATACGACACCTAAAGCTGATTCTAATGCGGCTTGTATTCAGAAATATGATGAACTTGCTGTATTGGACAAGAAAATCATAGACCTTCATCGCAAGTTCAGGTTTGTAGGAGGTGTAAGTAAAAGGTATGCTGATATTCAAAAACTGGTAAGAGGCTGGATCGTTAATTTGAAGAACGAGTGCCCGGATCCGGATGATCTTGCTACTTATTCTGAATACATAAATAAAGAATACGCCAGGTATTTTACGTCAAGGTGATATGGCAGCTACCGGAAGTACACAGCAAATTCTTTTCCCTTCATCTTACTTATGTGAGTGTGCTGATCGTTTTATAGCATGTAAGGCTGATCAGTATCTACAATATCATAAGTATAAGGTAGGTATCAAGCCTGATATGGATACGGTTTTTAAAATAGATCGTATGAGAAGAATCGTCTGTGAAGGGGAATGTGGGTTGTGTCCGGACGAGATTCATAAATTCAAAGAAGAACTTAATAAGATCTTGTCATGAAAAAGATGTATTACAACAAAGAATACAGAAAAGCTTTCAAGAAATCGGATTGTCCGGAAGATCTTGGTTCTGAAGAAACGTTTATCGTTCATGAAGCTGAATTTTGTTCGGATATAAGCCAAGATGATGCAGATAGGAAAGCGGAAGAGTTTGCGGAGAAAGAAGGTCCGTTGTATGCTAATAAAGTAGGTGGATGTTGCAAGGTTTATTATAACACAAGACAGGAAGGGGATTTCTTTAAAAATGATTGCCCTGATGGTCAAAAGCAAGAACAGCCTATACATTACGTGGTAGAGGCCGGTCGTGTATGGTCTAAGTTCAGTACCGAAATAGCTAACTACGAAGCTGCGAGGATCCTTGAGCAAGAGGGGCAGGCTGCCGCTAACGAATCTGGAGTATGTAAAACCGTTTATTACAACGAAGATCAACATGGTTGGTTTAGTAAACGTTGTAAGGAAGGATGGAAGGCTCCTGAGAAATACAGGAGGATATACGCCGGTACCGTAACGTCTTTCATTAGCGTTGATGATGCCAATGAAAAGGCTAAGAAGATACTGGAAGAAGAGGGCATGAAATGGGTTAATGAAAATACCAAATGCGAGCCTGTTGTTGATGAATGCAAATTTGATTTTTGAAAATGAGCAACGTAAAATTTAATCCGACAGAAGGTGAGAATGATAAACTGGTGTCGGTGTTTTCTGAAATAAATGAAGGTCTTGATACGACTTTGAATTACACTATTTCCGATGAAGGGAATAAGGCTAAGAAGAACATCGTCGTTAATCAAGTTGGTAAAAGGGAAAAGTTTTTATCGAAGAAAGGGGAGGAATCTGAGCCTTTTGTTTTGTCTGATGGTAATACTTTCAACGTTCTTAAAGAAGGTGCTTCAGGATCGGCATCCGCTTGGGCTGAGGATCAGCTTCCTCCAGAAGCCACGGAATCAGTTGGCGACAAAAGCCTTCTCCCTTCTTGGGATTTTTACCTTATAGACATGACTCAAAATACCGGAGACAAAGTGCGTCCGGTAGGAAAGCTTCGTAAGAATAATCTCCTTAGATTTGAAAACGGAGATTTTGCTCCTACGGTGGGCATAACCGAGGAAATGAGAGCCGAATGCGATGTGGAACTGTATTTAGATAACGGTCATAAAAATAAGTATTGTGATGCCGGAGCATTTGACGCTAAGGCTTTTTATGAAGAGTATGGCATTAGTCAAAAACTTTATAATGCTTCAGGATCAGAGGTAAGGATTTTAAGACCTTGGGAGACTACTTCAAAGAATTATAGCATATTCTTAGGATGTAGCAAGAGTCTATATGTAGCTGATAAGGTAGTTGGTAAAAGCGGGAAAATATGGTCTGGTGTGTACGACGCAGACACGGTTCCTATGCTGGACGGACTTGACCTGCGCCAGACGTGCCCTGTGCTTCCGCCCACAGCCTTATCTCCTGGACCGGTATGTACAGTAGACTCCAAGGCAAGATCTTTCTTTTTCTTGTATGAAGGAGAAACAAATTGTAAATCCGGAGCCGGAGTTGGTAACGCCTGCACGATGTTTTTAAATGGAAGAACTTATCCGAGAAGCAATGATGTAAATCAAATCAATATAGCTAAGTATTCGAGGGTTAATAACGTAGATCCTGAATCTTCTTATCCTTTTTCTGAAGGTGGTTTTTTGACCTTGAATGCTTATATCATATACCTTGAAATGCTGTACGGTACTAAATACTTAGCTAATCCAGATACTTTTGGATCAGGGATATCAAGTAACTCCGGAGTAGGTAATGATGTTAATTATCGCAAATACGGAGGTGTAAAGTATCGTAAAAAAGGAGAAGAGACATGGTTGTATGGATCATGGGCTACAAATTCTTCTATTATACATTATGAACCTACTAAAAAAACTCATTTTTCTTACCTCATAAATTCAGAATATCCTAAAGAACAGTGCATGGAAAGCCAGATGGCGGCTTCTTTTGCATTTGAGGCAGGAATAGAGGAAGGATTGGAGTTCGATTTTTATGGAGGAAAATATTGGTATAAGAACGTCCAGGGAGCCAAGAGTATGGTTGAAGGTCATATGAATGTTATTGTGTTTAAGGAAATGACCGGCACTATATCGGCCTTAAACGAAAATGACGAACCGGCAGAATTTGATTTGGAAGTTATCTTAAGGATGTCTTTGTACGATGGCATGAATTTGTCTGGAGATGTCTTTAGGTATTGTGGAGGAGGATACGAACAGGTAGGGACTTGTTTAAATGATCCTAATGTCAATCGAATAGGTAATACTATTGATATTTATATAGAGCCAGATCAAAAGAAATGGACATATGAGAAAAGGTCTACTATAAATAATGGTGAGGTTTTTGATTTTGAATCCAAATATAAGAAGATAGCAACTACCCAAAATTTAGGAGATGGTTATGTTTTACATCGTATCCCTTATACCGGATGGAAGGGTAAAAAGGGAGGAAATTATAATTCAGGAGAATGTTTTTATACATGGGACAACTGCTACTGGGCTTCATCTGTTGGTATAAAGTCCAGAGTGGCTGCTCGTTTCGGCGGTTCTGCGGTCCATGGCTATTGTTCGCCTCGTAATCTGTATGCTCATAGCGCCGCTTCTTCTACGTCTCGCTACATTTGCGGCCTTGCCCAGTTGTTATTAGACGTCAGTCAACCGCAGGTTTGATGGGTGCAACCCATTGATGGCGCAGCCATCATAAGCGCAGCGCTAAGGCGCAGCCTTATATACTATATCACGGCGCAGCCGTATCTTGTTAATATAATATTTTATAGCTACAAAACAAAAATTTAAAATATTTAATACAAATTGTTTTGTAGCTATAAAATATTATACATACATTTGCAATGTCATTAGACAACAGAGATAGTTAACATTATAAACAATAAAAATCTATTCAATGAAATCCGTTAGTCTGCTAACAAGTTTTACATTGGGATCTGACCTCTGAAATAGCAAATAACGGTTGAGAAAAAGGTTAAAAAGAATTGGCTGCTCGTTTCGGCGGTAATGCGAACAATGGCAATTGTTCGCCTCGTAATCTGAATGCGAATAACGCCGCTTCTAATACGAATCGCAACAATTGCGGCCTTGCCCTGTGTGGGCTAAAAAATTGGGTATATTCTTTTTAATCTTTCCCAGGAGTGGAGAATCAATAAAAGACAAGCGTATGAGGTTATATGATAAAAATATGATAGAGATGCGCGACGGTCGTAAGCCCGTCATTAGCCCACAACTGAAATCAGTTTCAAACTATATAGATATAAGTTTGGATGATATTAGAGAAGCATGCGAAGCAGCATTTAAAAACCATTCTAAAAAGAATGATGTTGTTAATTTCAATTCTGATTTTGATGGTAATTCGTTAAAATTGTATGAATGGTATTTAGATGGTACTTATGTTAGCAAAATCAAATATCGCAAACTTGTAAAAGAAAACAAGAATGGTAAGGTTCGTGAAATAAACAGCCCGGATCTTACCACCAGAATATATCAGCATCTTGTTTTAGTAAAGTTAGGTCCTTTGTATTATGAGAAGGATAATATGAATGGTCTTAATTGTAAGCCGGGATTTGGCATAACAGCATCGTCTAAATCAAGGTCTCTTATTAAAAAGATGAAGCATGTTTATTATGATAGACTTGATTTGAAGTATTGCCTGGTCATAGATCAACGTAAATGTTATAACCATGTAAAAGACAAAGTGTTTAGAAAAGTACTTAAGAACTTTATTTCAAATAAAAAGTTTATAGATTTTGTAATAGACGTAAGTTTCGTATCTGGAGAGCTGCCTATAGGGACTCCTACAAGTCCTTTCATTCATCATCTCCTTATGAAAGATTTTGATGATTTTGCAAAGAGAATAGCTCCTTTTTCATTGAGATATGCCGACGATAATTTCCTTGCTTTCTATACTAAGGAGGATGCTAATACTGCTAAATGGAGGATTAAGAATTATTGGTGGTATGAGCTTAAGATAAGATATAAAAGGCATACTTGTATTATAACAGACATGGATAGACCTCTTGATTTTTGCGGGTATGTTTTCCATCGTAACAACAAAGGCGTATCTGAGCACAATAAAGGTTATGTGACAATAAGGAAGAGGGTAGCCAGAGACGCGAAGAAGTGTATTACAAATGAAAGCTGGTCTTCTTACTTCGGTCTTTTAAAACACTGTGACAGTTATTCATTAATGTCAAAAATAGAAAATATCATGAGATTACGAGATTTAACAAGCACGATTCGTATTGATAAGAAAATGGATGCGGACAACATCGACGTAAAGAACCTTGAAGGTATTGTATTTGATATCGTGAACTACGAAATACGAAGCAATAACAAGAATGAACCAAACTGGATAAAGTGCTTGATAGGTATTCCTGAAACCAATAAAGAAGGGATTCCTACTGGCAGGAAACTCGCAAGGGAATTTCATGGTAATTATCAAGGTATAGTAAATTTTATTTCAAAATGTGAACTTACTTATGGCAAAGATGCTATTCTTCCTATTACCGATGTAGAGATAGAAAACAGATGCGGATACGTTTTTAAAGGCAGCACTAACCGCTTGGAATACATTGATTGACTTCTTATTGTGATGGTGTGAATGAAAATTATTATCTTGCACCAAAAAAAAGAAAGTCATGAATTGTAACACTTGTAAAGATGACAGACCTGATATTCTGAGATCTAATATCTGTATCGGGTCTGATCCGTGTAATGACTGTACGGACAATTGCGAAATTCTTCCAAAAGAATGCGATTGCCCGTATGGTCATTTAAGCGATCATTGCATTCATTATACAGGATGCAAGACATTCATATCCAAATTAACTCCAGGTATGCCTTATAATGAGGTTATGCATAATATAGAGCTGGTTTTTGAAAACATAGATAAGTTTTTGGATAGGATGGTTGAAGAAAATACGCTTTTAAAACAAAGGGTTGAAAAACTTGAAAAACAACTTCAAAATGGAAAAGAGTGCACAAATTGGTAAGGACTTAAGTGGTAAACACGTATATGTTCCACATGTGGACGAGACGCCGGTGCCATGCCCGGACGGATATACATGCACGAACTGCGTGTACTGCGCTGACGGCATCAACGCTGGCTACTTTAGTCTGGCTCAGAAATCTGATCTTACGGCTTTAATCAACGCAATGATATGCCGTATGGAATATCAGGATAGGGAAATAGAATTTTTAAAACAAAAAATAAATATTTTGAGTAACAATGGCAATAACAGGTAACGGTTGTTTTGGCAGTCATGGTGGGTGCGAACGCCCGCATCATTGCAATATTCCTTCTTCTAACATATTCTATGATGGAGAAACTATAGAAGAAGCTGGTTTGTATCATGGTATGCCTTTAGACGGAGCTTTAGCTAATTTAGCTAAATACGTTTCAAGGGCTATTAACGTAAGTGGATCTGTCAATACAGAAGTGTTTGACGGTACTTCTCATGTGGTTCTAAAGAAAGATCCGGCAGAGATTTTGCTTGTATCTTATTGCGGGGGTGTCGTACCTTCTGATATGTATAAAGTCCAGGGTCGTACTGTTAGGTTCTGCCGGGATATGTGTCAACAGGATGAACTTGCTGAAGTGAGGGTTGTGTACCGAGAAGAAGCAAATAGTTCTTATGGGTTCCATTGTTAATTTAGGAGGATAAGAAATGGCAGAAAAATGCAAAGGATTTATATGTGGGGGTAATCTCGTTGATGGCTCTGTGCCTTCTGATAAGTTAGATAAAGAAACCATTGTCGAGCTTATTAAAGAGATTCTGAAAGAGGAAATGCACGAATCTTGGCTTAAGGAAATAATAGAAACCATACTTAAGGAATCTATTGATTCAGATTGGCTTCGTGAGTTCTTTAAAGAAGTTCTTAAAAAATACGCTAAAGAGGAATGGTTTAAGGATATTATCTGCGGCTTAGGATGTGTTGGCGTACAAGAGATATTTGATGTTATTCCTACTGACATAACATTTGAAGCCACAGGCGGTACGGCTACGGTACAGGTTGTGGTAGATGATGGCGTTGAATGGGAACTGACACTTTAATGAAGGAGGGTTATTATGAGCAAAGAAAGAATATATAAGATGGATGATGGTTCTTGGCTTACCTCAGATAAGAAGGAAGGTGTCGGTCGTGATAAAATGAATTTCGATGCTCCATCTTGGAAAGGAAGGGAAGATAGGATCACTATCCGAATTGTGAAGAAGTCCGATACCGAAAGCATGAAAGCCATTACTTTCAAGCAAAAAGGTATTAAGATCACAGAAGTGTCGGTTAGTAGGCTGGAGTTCCCTATATCTGGTGGAGATAAGCAGGTCCTTATTACTACCAACTCCGCTTCTATCAATGTCCTTATTACGGGTGAGAAAGATATAAAGGGTGTCATAAAAGCATTTACCACCGCTTCCGGTCTTAATATTGACGTCAATGATATTAGGCTTGATTATGGTTTCCCTGGTGATCCGGGTCTTGAAGACACGTTCCAGGTTTCGATGATTGTTTCCATGCCTGGCAATGAGGATGGGAATGAAGTTAATGAGAACATAACTATAAATGGTGTACTGATTCCTATTTATCAGCCTGGAAAGGTCGTTCCTTACATTAAATTGGATAAGGAATTTGAACAAATTGAGGGTGATGAAACAAGCACGCAGTTAAGTATAGAAAGTAATATAAAAGATTATGTTATTGAAATAGTTGAATGCGAGTCTGTGGATAAGGAGGAAATCTACCTGGACAAGGATGTTGTTGATCTTGATTCAGATGGATCACCGGAGGTAATCAACGTAAGTACAACTCCCGAAAATTTAAGATGGAGGATTAGCGAATGAAAGTAGGTAATTGTTGGGCGAACATAGATAAGAAAGAAGGCAGTCTTAACAGTAAGGTTAATATTTACTTTGATGAAAATGATACTGGTGCCAACAGAAGTGTCAAGATAAGGGTGTCTTCCAGGGATGGTAGCGTATCTGAAGAATGTACGGTAGTTCATAAAAAAAAAGAACAGGTAGTTTATAGAAATAAAAGGCAGTCGGCTCTTTTCACAAAAGAAGGATGTAATCCTGAGACAGAGAAAGGGGAAGAGCTTGAGTACGTTGTTGAGGCCGGAAAATACACGTCTATCATATCTCAGTCTGATGCTGATGACAAGGCTATGAGAGACATTGAGCAAAATGGTCAGAACTGGGTTAATGAGCATGGTCGTTGTATAACCATATTATGGTGCAATGTCAAGAAATCAAAGTCGTTTAGAAAGAACGACTGCGATCCTGATACCGAAGAAGGAAGTTTGGTTACGATGACGATCGAAGCCGGGCAGTTCTCTTCTTCCATAAGCCAAGAGGATGCTGACCGTAAGGCTGAAGCCGAGTTGAATGCCAAAGGTCAAGACTATGCTAATTCTCATGGCACTTGCAATACCATAAAATGGTACAACGACAGGAAATCCAAAATGTTCCAAAAGACAGATTGTGAGGTAACTGAAGTTGGATCTATGGTAGAGTACGTTGTAGAAGCCGGCCGTTTCTCTTCTTCTGTTTCTAAGGAAGATGCTAATCAGAAGGCTTTGGAAGCCTTGGAAGCTGAAGGTCCAGGGTATGCTAATGAGCATGGCACCTGTGAAACCAATTTATGGTATAACGTAGAGAAGTCGAAAGTATTTTATAAGAATGACTGCGAAGATGGGTTTATCGGAGCACCTTACACTTACACGGTAGAAGCCGGTAAATACACATCAGACGTAAGTCAAGAAGATGCTGATCAGAAAGCTCTTGATGATATAGAGAAAAATGGTCAGGATCAGGCAAACCTGAATGGAGAATGCGTTACTGATCCAAATTATTTCGTTGGAAAGGCTTCGGCTCGTGTTCAGAAAAATGATTGCGATGCTGAATCTCAGACCGGAAGCTTTGTCGATTTAACTGAAAAGGATCTTGCTGGATACCCGGATGCTTTTGTATCAAGGGAAAGCCAGGAGGCGGCTAACGCGCTCGCTCAGGCTGCTATGGAAGAACAGAAACAGGATCTTGCAAATAAGAAAGGCACTTGCATAGATAAAAACCAATTTGTTGGTGTATATAGCAAGGTATTCACAAAAGACAATTGCGACGGAGAAGGCGTAGGTTCGCAGGTAACAGTAGACCAAGATGATGTAACCGGTGGTCCTTTTACTTCATACGAAAGCCAGGAGGCGGCTAACGCGCTCGCTCAGGCTGCCGTCGAGCAGCAGGGCCAGGCCATAGCCAACCGGGACGGCCATTGCACGTGGACTGGTAAATACAGTGAAGAATTTACCAAAAACGATTGTAATGAAGGTCAGGTAGGGTCTAAGATTACCGTAATCGAACAAGATGTAGTGGGCGCCCCATTTACATCCACCGTGAGTCAAGATGATGCTAATAACAAGGCTAAAGCTGCTGTCAAAGAACAAGGACAGGCTATTGCTAACAGTAAGGGTAATTGTGAGAATATGACGGTCTATACCGGTCATTACAGCAAGAGATTCGTTCCTGAATGTGAAGCTTGCCATAAGGGTGTAGAAATGGAGGTTACGGCCGAAATGGTTAATGGTAGTCCTGTTACGTCTACAGAAAGCCAGGATGCGGCAGACGCAGAAGCTCGTAGGATCGTAGAAGAAGGAGGCCAGGCCTATGTTAATAAAAACGGCAACTGTACGCCACTTAGCACCGATCCTGTATGGGAAGACGTTGTTCCGGAAGAACTTAGATGTAATGAAGGTAAGTCTCAGAAAAAGCAACATGATACCAACGAATGTTCTGAAACCCACAATCAAGAACGTTGGGTAGATGGTGGGAACAAAGTTTGTAGCTGGACCGGTCATTACTCAGAAACGTTCCAAAAGAACGACTGTGAAATACCGGATTCAGGAACAGAAGTAGAGGTAAGTGAAGCTGATGTTGAAGGCAATCCTTTTACTTCTTTCGTAAGTCAAGAGGATGCTGATAATAAGGCTAAGGAAGCTGTTAAAGCTCAAGGACAGGCTATTGCTAACCAAAAAGGTAAATGTAGGTTTGTAGGCGTATATAGCAAGCAGTTTACAAAAGACAATTGCGGATCATGTCATCATGGTGTTCCGATGAGTGTAACACAAGATATGGTAGGCGGACCGTTCTATTCCAATGAAAGTCAGGAAGAGGCAAATAGGCTGGCTCAGGAAGCCGTAGAAGCCCAAGGTCAGGCTTATGTTAACAAGAACGGGACATGCGAAATGGACAACACCGATCCTGTATGGGTAGATTCTGAACCACTTGAAACCAAATGTGAAGGAGGCAAATCTTATAAGAAGCAAGTCAATACCAACGAATGTTATGGTGGAGCAGATGAACGCTGGGTAGAAGGTGGAGATAAGGTATGTACCTGGACCGGAACATATAGCAAGCAATTTACAAAACAGTGTGCTGATGGAGGTGTCGGATCTGAGGTTACTATAGACCAAGATGATGTAACCGGCGGTCCTTTTACGTCTACCGTAAGTCAAGAAGACGCAAATAGTAAGGCTCAGGCTGCCGTTGAGGCCCAAGGTCAGGCTCTTGCTGACGCACAGGGCACTTGTACTTGGACCGGTAAGGCAAGTAAGGTCTTCACCAGAAACAATTGCGGAAGCTGTCAGCATGGTTCGTCTGTTACCGTAACCCAAGATCAGGTGGGTGGTCCATTTACGTCCAATATCAGTCAAGCTGATGCCAATAAGAAGGCTCAAGATGCTGTAAATTCCCAAGGTCAGGCAGTAGCTAATAAGAATGCTGATTGCTTGCCTGATAGCACAACACCTTCTTGGTCGGATACCGGAAGCACCCGTTGTGACGGGTGTACGTCTCAGAAGCAACAACGTGACACCAATCCATGCTCTTCTTCTTATAACGACACAAGATGGGTTAATGGAGGTGGAGAGTCTTGTACTGACTGGTCTTACTATGGAACAGGAGACTGCGTAGGTCATACTCAGTACAATGCTTATCGTGATAGTTGCTCTGGTAGCATAGATCGTCAATATTCTGTAAGTTGTAGAAATTGCTGTAATTGCGGATCTTACGGTTCTTGGCAAGAAAATGGATGTAATGGAACCAAAACTAAGTTTATTCGTTACGATGATTGCGGAAATTCTGATACTAAAGAAGAGTATGTTATTGGAAGTTGCGGATATGCTCCATATGAATTTCAGTTCCATGATGGAAGAACGAGCAAGTCAAGGTCTGTAACTGGAGAATCTCAGGATATTGAAGAAGTTATCATAAGTACTAAGAATGATTCATATATAGGATATTCTGTTAAATCGAAACCTTCTTGGTGTTCTGTTGATTACAGAGACCAGACATCTGAAAGCATGAAGGCTGTGGTGACATTATCTGCCAATACAACATCTTCTTCCAGATCTGGTGACATTGTTTTTGTTCAAAATGAATCTGGAAAGACAGTTACTCTTAGCATTACACAGGCTGTTGCAGTGACTTACGAATTTAGTACCAACCAAAGCACTTGGAATGCCGATGCAAATGGAGGTGCAAATAACTCATATTTATGTATTCAATTAAAAAGTAAAAAGAATGGAAGTAAGATAGGATACACTGTATCATCTAAGCCAAGTTGGGTTACAGAAGTTACAGAAAAACCGTCAGGAGTAAATTGTCCTGTTTTGTCAGGCTATGATTATTCATTTGTAATAATCTCATCCGCAAACAGCTCTTCATCTTCCAGAAGTGGCACTGTGACATTGAAGCAAAATGAGTCTGGGAAGACTGTTAACATAACAGTCAACCAAGAAGGCAAGGCAGAGGCTAAGCCTGTTCCGGCGCATATTACATTGAAAAACGGCTCTTGGGCTACATATAGGAGGGATAATGTTTCTTATAACCCTGGCGCCGGTAAGTGTATTGCCGGATTCGAATGGACTGGTGATGAAAATGGAAATATCCGAATCTACACCTGTGATATTAAGGTGGTGGATGCTAATTATCGTGAGATATCTGGAGCTACTATAAGCATCGGAACAACAACCCAGAGAAGACAATCCGGAAGCTCTTGTTCGTATTTCGGGGCCGTTAATGGAGGAATATTAGCCGGATATGTTCATTCTGGAGATGAGAATGGATATACTACATGGTATATACGAACTATAAACGTGTCTTACAAAGGCAAAGTGTATAAGACCGCTACTGTTAGGCAGTATGAAAAACAAAATATCTCCAAGAAAGGTGGTGTTTTCAATGTATATAATGAATCTCCTGCTTCTTACAACTTTATCGTAGATGGAGCTGAGTGTGGTGATGAAAATGGTACTTTGAAATACGCTTATTCTCAAATGGATCTTAATCCAGCATAATTAGCAAGGGGAGGGAATTTAGTTCTCTCCCCTTGAATATTTTAGATTATAATATTGTGTTTTAAGTATTGTCTATTAGAATAAAAATGATTAATATTGCACATCATTCAATTTTAAATTTTTAGTATCATGGCTTGTAAAAAGAAAGCTCGTCAGGGTGGGGAAGTTGATAAAAAGGACAAACCCAAAATGCGTCAAGGCGGTAGTGTTGGCAGTAAGATGAAAAGAAAGAAGACGAGCACTAAAAAGTGATTGAAAACCAGGGGAAGGTGCTGATCGCCTTCCCCATTTTAATAACATAACAACAACATATTATGAGCAACAAGTTTATTAGCAAAGGACAGAGGAATGTCTGTGTGACGTTTGTGAAGTATTATCCTGTGTTGATGCAGGTTATTATGTTAGCCAGCATTTTTGATGAGTTTTATCCTTTTAGTATCACTAATTGGCTGTATCCGATATTAGGTCATTCTATATCATGGGACCTATTTCTCTTGGCTTTTTCAAGAATGTTCAGGTTTTGTATATGGCATAGGTTATTGATCTATAGTATGATTTTTAATATCTGTGTAGAATGGGTTACGGTTAATATTGAGATGCCTATTGAACACAATATCGTAGTGTGGTCTGTTATGGCTGTTACTCTTTTGATAATCATTGCCTCTATTGTTTTAAGGTTTAAAACAGGATGTTTTGAAAATGAAAGAAATTCTGACAGAGACGCTGCGTAAAAGCGGTGCGGCGGTATGCGATAAGATAAAGGAGATGTTTTTAAGCGGGGAATGCGATCATCTTACAGCCAACGATCTTGAGACATGGACGCAGCTTGCTAATCCGGCTAAGTACTATACCGGAGAAGAGGCTGTTTCTTATCTTAATGTAACTTCTAAAAGATTTTATGAATATCGTAAGGCTAAGTTGGTTCCTGATCCGGTTAAGATAAAGGGATTCCCTAAACCTTTATATACGAAAGTTATGTTGGATGAGGCCATAAAAACCATATCCAGCATGAGTGAAAGAGAGATTTATATGAGGATCTTGAATGCTAAATCAAGAGAATCAAGAGCAAAAGAAAGGAGGGGAGCATGATTACCAATGGTGAATTTGTATCAAGAGTTGTAAACGGTATTCATGCCCTTGACAAAGATTCGCATGTTAGTCGGAGATGGATATTGAATATCGGTAGAACTAAAGCCGAATCTTATACAGCACAGAGATGGGATGACGGAACGTTACTTGGCGACCACCGGCTCCTAACTTACGTTACTTGTCTGGAGATGATTGAAGTTGATAAAATAGTTTGCTGCGATGCCGAATTTGCGTTGTGTAATACACTTATGCGTTCAAAGCATAGGCTTCCAGGACTTCTTTATTCTGCCCTCAGACCGGCTATTACTAAGGTGACTAACGTAGATAACACTATATTTTTTAAGTTCGCTGAAATAAAGTCGTATCGCAATGAACAAAAAAGACCGTATGCTAAATATGTTAAAGAACGTCGTCATTTTTATTATGTAGAAAACGACTATATTTATATACCGGATTTCCATATAGAGCTTATTAACGTAGAGTTCTTTACAACAAGAAGAAAGAAGGCGCTGGAGTTAATGGCTTGCGATCCTACACCTAAAGGGTGCGAATCTGAATGGGAATACGAATTTATTTGCCCTATTAAGCTGATTGAGTATGTAGTGGCAGAGACGATAAAGGAAGTAGCATTCAGGCTACAGATTCCTATTGATGAAAATCCGAATCTTGATTCCAACCAGAAAAGTCAAATTGTTCAATAATAAAATATTATTTATCTTTATTTGGGTCTTAGTTGTGAAACCAAGACCCATTTTTATATAACTTAGTAACATGAAAAGAACATCAATACAATCACCGTATTTTGCAGCCTACTACCATCGTCTTATGAAGAGAAAGAATGGTTTTAAGAAAGGCATGATAAGAGATAGAGGAGAGGTTTTAAGGCTGTTGTCTATTATATGGAAAACCGTATCAGAGCATTATGTGGAAGCTGATGCTGGTGTTTACGTAGATAACGTGGGCTACTTATGCCATGTGCTTATACCGGGCCAGCGCTTTACCGTCAGGCGGGACCTGGACATCGTGAGCAGGCTCGGCACCAACGGCTACCTCTACAACCACCTGGCTATGGATTTCGCAGACTCTAAAAGATATTACCATTTTGTAATACAGGATAGCTTGAAAAAGAAGTTAAGGGTTAAAATGAATAAAGGACGAAGATATCGATTTATGTACAATGAAATACTTGCTAAAAGAAGGGTGTTTAAAGACTTCCAGATTAAGAGAGTTTTCGAAGATAAAGAATTGGGACATAGAAGGTCGTAGAAAAAAAAATAGCGATCACCCTTTGTAGATATAGGATAATCACTATTTTTGCATATCCGTCTACTTTCGCAAGCGGACGGATATAATGCTAACAAAATATCTTTATACAAATAAAGCTCTATGGAGGCAAAGGTAAACAATTTTCAAAACAATGCGAAGGATAGTAACATTATTTTGACGTCAGAATCCAACGAAATGGATTTATCTGTAAAATTATCTAAAATTTTTAGCTATAATGGCCATAATGTTTCTTTTATAAAAACTTCTTATGGTATATTATTAAATGCCACACAGATGGCAAAAGCATTCAATAAGAAACCTGCCGAGTATCTAAGGTTGCCGTCTGTAAATCAATTAATTAAGTCAATGGTGGGATTTTCCCACCTTTCTGAGAATCAGATAGTTACAACTATGCTTGGAAGTCCTGAAAATGGAGGAGGTACATGGATGTTTGAAGATCTCGCCATAGATTTTGCGAGATGGTTGGATACTGATTTTAGATTATGGTGTAACTCGAAGATAAAAGAATTTTTAACATCAAACTTGGTTTCTATTCCAAATTTTACTGATCCGGCAGAAGCAGCCGAAGAATGGGCTAAGCAGTATCGTAGAGCTCAGCAAGCGGAAGCTATTGCTTTGGCTGAACATAAAAGGGCGGAGCAAGAAAGAATGGAAAAAGAAATAGCTGTAAATACGTTAGAAGAAAAGAAGGGGGATATAGAGTTTTCTGAGTCATTTAAGAAGGTGGATCATGAAAACATGTGGCTAATCAGAGATGTGGCGAAGAAGCTTGAGCAGAATGGAATCATCATCGCAGAAAAGAATCTTCGTTTGTTTCTTGAGGAAGTCAAGTTTATGTTCAGAAATGGGCAGGGTAGATGGGAGCTATACAGTGATATTGTCAAAAATAAGTTTGGTGTTTACAGATCATATTTTGTTGACAAATATTCTGGGGAAAGAGTTAATCAGCAAACCATCTACATGACTGGTGCCGGATATGAAGTCACACTTAAGGGGATAAAGGAAAAGTGTAGGAGCCTTTTCTTGAAGTACGGCAAGTTTGAAGATCCTAACTTTTGAAAACACAAAATATGGCGTTATACATATTATTCATATCTTTGTGGAGGTCAGGTTCATTTCCTGTCCTCCATATTTTTTGTTATGACAGTCGAAAATTATATCATAGAGTTAAAATCGTCTTTAAGATCATTTGACAAGCGTGATCTGATAGATGAGGTATCCATCTACAAATGGGTAGAAATTGCCCTGAAGAAGTTTGGAGGCGATATTACTATGCGCAAAGAAGCGGTAGTGGATGTCAAGCGAGGGCAGGCCCGTATGCCCGGTGATTACTTTGATCTTATTCTGGCTTTTAAATGCGATTTTAAAGGATATGAGGTGCCGGAAGGTGACAAGGTGATATCAGAACTTCAAAATACAATAGCTTGGAAAGAACGTACCGAAAGAAGTTATAGGTGGTGTTCTTGCGATGAATGTTGTAAAGACGAATGCGAGAAAGTGATAGTTGAAAAATTTTATATCAATGTTCATGATCGCGATCATGAAGTTCGTTGCTATTATGACCGGCCGGTAATGTTAGGTCTTGCTAAGCCTATGCTTCGTGATTCTTGTTTAAGTAAATGCCGGAATAAGGTAATAAAGGATAGTCCGTATGAGATAAATATCGTAAACGGATTCCTGTATGCTAATTTCGATGGTCCTATTTACATGCAGTACCGGTCTCTTCCTTTCGACGGAGAATCTAATATAATTATACCAGACACGCCTCAAGGTCTGGTATTGGATTATGTAGATAATTTTGTAAAGATGAGATTCTTTGAGGAACTGATGTATAATGGAGAAGCACAAGGAGCAGCCGATTTGTTCAAGTTGTATGCACAGCAAGATTTGGTTAAGCTGAAAAATGCTAAGACCGAACTTAAGATGATGGGTATGACATTAAAAGGCATGTACGAACCTCTTAGGCGGCGCCGTGCTGAGTTTGAGATATATACTAAGGCGTATCCTGTAATTGACAATATACTTAAATTGGTATGACGGAAGTAGTTCTATTTATATACTTGCTTGGTGTTATTGTATCTATGATTGTTTGGTCAATCAGGCAATTTAAAGGAGATGCAAGTTTGGTAGAGACAATGTATTGCCCGATAGTATTTTTGTCGAGTTGGATATACGTATTCGAAATATTAAAAAATAAATAAGATGTTAGAAGTTAGTGCAAGCGAAATAGTAACCGCCGACAAAATGAGAGGCGTGGGATCGGCAAACATCATTTTCACAGCCGGACCTAATCCGGTAGCTGAAGATCGTAGAGGTGTAGCCAAGGTAACGGCTGGTGGAGAGAGTAAGAACGTTACAATCACACAAGCTGCCGGCGAGCAGGTCGTTGTAATTCCTGAGTTCGATTATCTTGTTCTTAGGTACGGATGGGAATCAGAAGACGGTTCTGATTTTGATACTGCAACCGGGTTCACCAATACAGGCATCTCGGATGTAGATAATAAATACGTTGGATGGAGTAAGCAGTGGGCTACTACCCAACAACAGGTAGGTGATTACCTTATTTATGGTGGTGATAACATGCAGTCTGGCCTTGAAGGGGCGCTTATTAAGATGAAGACCTTGCTATCAGCGCCGGGCATGGACGAGTCTGAGCCTAATATCAATGCCGATATCTATGGTAATTGGTATGGGAATAGAGGGCGAGGAAATGTCGTTGTGTCTTTTACAGCCTACCTTGGAGGAGAGATGGTTAAACAAGGATTTAACTTCATTAACGAAGGTGGCGAGGAGGTTTACTCCGACAGCATCACTACCAACGTTTCGGCTCATGGTGAAACCAATTACCAAAATATAAAAGGTTTGTACACTAAGATGGGTACGATGGTTTATAATAAGGAAAAGCGTGATTGTGTTATTGTTATAGGTTAAGGTGATGGAAAGTCTTTGGGATAAATACAATAGGATTAAGGAGGTGTTTTACCGGGATTTCGTTTATGATTCCAGCTACACAGAGCAGGCCTCGTGCATCCCACTGTCGTCGGTGAAGAACGGGGTAGGCTGGGTCGGCGACGGAACCATTAACCTGGCCCAGTATCTTCAGCTTGTATATACGGAAATGATTCTTGGTTACAAGACAAAAGATGATGTTCGTAATGCCATACTGGTGCTTACTCGTCTTGCCGATACTACTTATGATCTATTTTTTAATAGCAATAAAGGTATTTATTTCAAATTCGAAAAAGGATTTTTCTTAAGAGACGATATCCATAGTGAAGATGCAAGCAAATTCGGTCTTACCAAGATAAGTTCCGGGTACACTAATGGTATAGAGTTAAAAGACGAAGATCCATGCTTCTCCCCATTCACTTCACAAGATCAGATCTGGAATCTGGCTCCTATATTAGCTTTCTTGTCAGAAAAAGGATTTGAAGAAGCCAGGCAAGTAGGATACGATATTTTTGAGTACGTTATTAGAAACGGACACAAGATATACAATCCTTATTACAGCGCCTTGCTTCATCATTGGACATTTCTTCCTGATATGGACACCGATAAGGTTAAGCCGTGGGATAGGGTTAGTAATCGTAACAAGAATCTTAAATACAAAGTTAAGGTTAAGAGAGGTGCTAACAACTGGTACTTCTCTGGAGGGTTCAGATGGGCGTTTAAGAAGTTTGGAGGCAAGTGTAGTACATTCTGGCATTGCCTATGGTATAAGCCATTTATATTCTTAGCAGATAGAGTATATCATCCATACATATGTAAATGGTTTGGTATTAAAGTTAAAAACAATTCTTATTATTGTCTTGGATCCACAAATGAAAAATCATGGTACGGCCCTAAGTTCATAAAGAGGCTTGTTAATAAGTTTAACAAGTCTTTGGAAGGGGGAGAGCTATTTATGCCTCATCTGGTTTTTCTTCATGGAGGTGAAGACGTTGATGGAAGTAGCTTAGAGTCATACCTTAAGGAATGGGAATGGGATGGAGTTAATTCTCCTATAGAGTTTTTAACTTTGTATAATTGGTATAAAATATTTTTTGACAATGAAAATATATTATAAATCAAAAATAGCTAAGTTATTTACGTTCATTGACGGCTACAAAACAATTATGTTATTTGGAGCCGTATTTACCGAACGTGATAGTATATCATTGAGAACCGAATATCATGAGGAGGCACATTGCAATCAGTATCATACAATGTTTTGTTTTGGTATGTTTATATCATTGCTTACAATAGGATTGTGTCTCTTATTCGGTAATGCAGGATGGTGGATGTTATGGCTGTCCCTTATTCCAATATTTTTATACTATACATGGTATTTAATTGAGTACCTGATTAGGTTGTGCATATATCGCGATCATGATAAGGCATATCATAATATCGTATTCGAAAGAGAGGCTTTCGACTTAGAAAAGTATTGGAATAAGCATGATGTTTTGAGGAAGGAGTCGGAAGGGTTTAGTTTCCTCGGTTATTATAGGAAGGAGTATCATTATGAGTAGGAGAAGATATTTTGAGGAACAGAGATCTGGTAATGGAGCTATTTATCATTGTGTGGAAACAGAAATCGAGCCTGGAGATAGAATCGGATTATTTAATTTAATGAATAAAATCAAATCCGATACAATTAGCCAGGATAAGATAAATAGCGTATTGAATCAACTTAGAAAAGGAACAGCCTTTAATATTCATATTCAGAGTTCAGTTTCTTTTTCGTTTTCAAGCACCTCTACCGGTTACGAACCAATGAAAATATGGATTAGATTTGACCCGTATCCTGCAAGTGAACAACAGGGTATTATATACAAGTTTCAGATAAATGATCAGAGGTACGTTTTTATGTTTTCTAATAGATACGATGGAATGAGAGATCTTATTAATAATGCAGATGAAGATGTTGATTGTGTTACTTCTGCAACAGAGAGTAGTATATATCACAATGATTCTTTCTATATATTTGTGTGACATGAGGCGAAGATTTGAAAATGTTAATATGGTGATGGGTAATTGTTTCTCTCCTGTAATGGAAGGGAGTCAATTTAAATGGAATAATATTGTAGTTAATAGTCCAGTATATATAACTCCAATAAGAAGAAAGAAATTCAAGATAAGTTTTGGAGAATTTGATTTATCCAAAGTTTTGTCTAATGTATCATCTAATTGTGATATTATAATAAGAGATAAATCTGCATATACATTTCTATTGTTACTTCTGTCTGCTGATCATTCTAAATGCAGTTTGTTTAATAATCATCTAACAGTTAATACCCAGGATTTACCAAGATATATTTTTTACATTGATTCCGAACATGAGGAACTGTATTCATACAAAGACGGGGTTTTAGAAGGTAACGTGACGATAATGGATCCAGTTGATAATTATTTCTATAATTATATTGATATTCAAATAAGAAATTTCAATGATAATCCTATCCCCGATTTTTATGTAGGTGTGGTCGATAAAGTAGGAGACTGAAAATGTATTTCTTTTCTTCACCTACTTTAGAAATCCATGATTAAATCTCTTTTGTTATCTTTGTGACAAACAGTTATTAACATGGCATTAGAAGATAACAGAAACATAGCGGTTCCTCAAACAGGTATGAATCGCGATCTGCATCCGTCGAGTCTTACGGATCAGCATTATACGTTTGCCTTGAATGCCAACATCGAATCCGAGGATGGTAATGTTGGGATGAGATCTAACGAGCATAGTAATCTTAAATGCATTGATTTCGATGGGTTTAAAGTTATTGGTTACAAGAATGATCTTACTTCAGGCAATATCTATTTTTTTATAACAAATCCTGAAACAGGCGTATCTAAAATAACTTATTTCAAGCCTGAATCCGATACAAGTATCTTATCCGATTCCGATATAGAATCTATGGTAGAAGGATCGGAGTCGTTGTGTTCTGGCATGAAGACCTTGCTGGAAGACAACGAGCAAGATCCTTGCCTTAAGTTCTCTATCTACCATCCTATAAAAACCATAGAAATAAAGACAGAGAAATGTGGAAAATGTATTTACTGGACTGACGATTATAATCCTCCCAGGTATGTTATTGTAGACAAGGCTCTGACTCCTGATGATGAAGGTGATATATGGTATCATTATCATGGGTATAAGATATGCGATAAAGAATACGATAGGAAAAAGTTCATGCAGGAGAATGGTTGTTTTCTGGCATGTGAGAAACTTAGGGTGTTTCCGCTACTCAAACCCATGTGCATAGAGCCGGCTCAGATAGAGTACGGGGGCAGCCTGCGCTCAGGCGTCTATCAGGCCACTGTGGCTCCTTGTGACGAGTTTGGAAATGAGCTTGGAAGTTATTCTAATCCTACTAATCCTGTACCTATATTCGATGAACAGTATATTACTCAAAAAGATGGCAAATGGGGAGAACGTACTAATTTAGGTATTAGATTCGTCGTATCTAACATAGATCGTCAAGTTGAATATTTTAAGGTTGTTATCATTCAAAATACAGTAGGATACAACGGAGAAACTCAACCGGTTGTTGATTACTTTGTAGAAGGTATCCATCCTGTATCAGAAAAGACTATATTGTATTATTCGGATCTTAATAACAAACGTACTACATTCGAACACATATCCTTGAAAAAACCTGTGTATAACACATCAAGGGGGATTGTGGCTGTCGGGAATCGTCTTCTTCAATATGGTCTTACGGCGGAAAAAGAATGGAATTTACAGCCTGTAGTTTCCCTCATGGGACACTTCCTTCAATGGCAGGCATCGGTAGCCCACGAAGATCTGTATAAGGATGGTAATGCCTGTTCATTGTATGTGGGGTATATGAGAAATGAAGTGTATCCGTTTGCTATTTCTTTTAAGTGCTCCAACGGTTATAAAACTCCGGCATTTGTGTTAATACCTCCCCCTTATAAAGATGCTGCGGCAGAAATAGAAAATAAGGATACCGATAGGGTATATAAGTCCATAAACCAATATGCTCCACCTTGTTCAGGGCAAGAGCGTAAATTCAAGTGGCAGTATTATAATACGGCAGGAGATCCGAAGGATTTTGATGATGAAGAAACCGGACAAGAAGAATGTAAAAATCCGGCTACTATCGGTCAAACTATAACATTGCAAAATGATTTTAAAACTTATACGAACGTTAGTTTTACATTCAGAAGTCAGATTATAATAGATGAGGTGATTAATTATTTTTCATCTAATATAAAAGACATCGCATGTAATACCGCTACAGAAGAACCTAATAATGCTGCTGCCAACGAAATATGCGATATATTCAACAGCTACGGAGAACCTGACGATCATAATACGGAGGAACAAAAAGAAGCTATAGATGGTATCGAGGCTCCTGAGTTTGGAGCCGAGTGTACTGATGCGCATCGCCAGTATTCGCTTATTACAGCTCCGGTAGATCGTATTGTGGGTTTCCGTGAAGAATATACGTATAAGGAGCTTGAGGATATGGAGCACGTATCCACCGACTACCTATATACTACCGGCGGTGAAAAGCAAGACAAGTATTCTGTGTTATTTAACTGGGAACTACAGGAACAGATGATAGAGTTCATGGACAAGTATTTCTTTGCCGATGACGAAGATGGCGGTCATTGGGCTGGATTCTGGTCGGGAGATGATGGGACTAAGGCGTGTGCTGTGTACGATTCTCTGTTACAACCGTCTGTTATATTACAGTCTATAGCCGAAGCTATTTATGTTCTGGATTCTATGCCGTGTACTTGCGGATGTTTTATAGAAGAGCCTTGTCTTAATCCTACTGTTGCCAGAAGCGATTATAACTCATTCCAGTCATCTTCAACACTTCTTGGAGCATACCTGCTTATGAATGATGTGTGGAATAACGATAAAGAAGATGAAGAGGGGAAGGTTTGTTTTAATGGAAGATGTCTTCCAGATTGGCGTGCCGGACGTTCTTCGAGCACTATCCACAACGACGCCTACAGGTCAAGGATAGCGCCTGGAGCCTTGATAAGGGACACCTGGCCTGAGATAGAGAAGAAGATAGATGATTATTCATATAATTTCCTTGATACCGGTTACGTTCCAGAAGGAGATTACGGAGATGGATGGACCTGGGATTCTTATGCTAATTTAGCTGACAATAACGTAGGCGCTCTTATTCCTGAAGATGTTAAAGGTTCTACGATGTTTACGTCAGAGTTGTTGGTATGGAGGTTTACGAAATGCGTGCTTCGTAACGCCCGTTTCCTCCATATTACAAGACCTAAAGAATGGGATGATCCTGATTTCCCGGCCAAGGACAAAGTTCTTTATCTGGAATCTTTGGGTAAAATAGATGGTCTTATGGATGCTGTGTCCACACAATATGTCCGTCTTTCTTTTTGGAAATCATTAGATCCAAGATACAAAGGAAGCAATAGGAAGATAGATAAGGATGATCTCAACTTTGATTGGGAGAAGATTATGGATGAAGGCGATAATTATGTTATTGTTGGAGCATCCCGTCCTTACTTTGGGCACATAGGCGAATCTTTCTTCGATAAGTACCCTGATGGATTGTATGTAGCCATAGACTGCCCTATAGTATCATGCCCTTGGATTTTTACCGTCCGACAGATTGATTTCTGTAAGGTTAAAGACGATGGAGAAGAGGAGAACAGTAAGAAACCGTCAAGAGGTTTGGTAGGCACATCTTACGTCCTTGGTAAAACTATATACCCCTATATTTTTGGTATCAGAGAAAAGGAAATAGACAGGATAAATGTACGGGCAAAAGAAATATCGTTAAGGGCCACAGTAGAATACGCCAGCCAGTGTACGATATGCGGGGATCGCCCCATAAACTGCGCTCCAAGGAAATACAAGTACGGTGATTTCGCTTACTGGGAATCGTCTGAGAAGTATCCTGCTAATTTTGAACTGTATGACAGTAGTAAGGTTAAGATAAGTGATCACGGTTATGAAGGCAATTCCAAGAAAGCTTACGACAATATCGTATCCAAGCTTACTGAATACTACGGTTCCCCTTCTACGGATGACAAGGGAATGATGTCTTTTAAAGGTCATAAATATGGTACGGTAGATACCAGTACCGTCTTTTGCCAACAACCTATCCGGCATTATAAGTTCCCGGACAACGATCATATGCTTTTCATGAACCGGGATGTTAGGTCTTATGATGTTCCTTCCGATATTTATCCTATAGGAATATTAGTAGACGAGGATATGATTAACGTCTTCCTTGATTTTGCTGTAGATTCCGGATTGATAACCAAAGAGCAGCGAGATATGGTTACAGGCTATGAGATATATAGAGGTGACAGACGTCTTAATCGTTCTGTTATAGCCACCGGAATAGCTTACGACATGTACAGGTATTCCGGTCAAAACTCGAATCTTAATCTGTATCCTAATTATCCGTATAATGATTTATCGGATGACTCTTTTAATTACGCAACTGAAAAAAGGGTATCGTTTATAATCCACCCATTTTTCAGAAGAGGAAACGTGTGGTATGCATTTAGTTCTCCTGATATTTATTTCAATAAGCCTGAAACCCCTACGGAGGTGGCTATAGAAGGTTTTATAAGGGGAATGTCTGTAGGAAACTTTGATGAGGTTGAAGATCATCCCAAATGGACGATCTTAGGAAAACAATCATATAAGATGGCGGCTACGTTGGCTAACATCGAATCTACGGCCACCATAGCTTATCAGATAGCGGAAGAGCTTATGAACCGTTCTACGTCTGCGTATGTAGGTGTGATAGGTAATATCAATATGGCAATGATATTCGCTTCAATGATTGCCACCATATCTGATACGCTTGCTAAAAGACCGGTATTGTATGGTAAGTATAGATATGATTGGCTCACGACATTCATAAACAATGGCCCAAGAAGAAACCATGCTTTTTATTACACGTCTGTAGGTTACTACAATAGCATGATGGGCTTCGATGATACGGCTCCATACGAACAAAACAGATTAAGGGGATTGGCTAACACCAAGAGTCTTAAATCAGGTATGTACCCCATATCCGACCCGTCTACGACATCATCTTGGGTTACTGGAGAAGATGTGGGTGATGATAACCAAAACGCTTCAAAAGATTTCTTGTTTATAAATAACATAGATAGAGAATCCTCCATGTTCTTGTCTTTTGGAGATCCGGGAGAAAAGGATCCTGATACAAGCATCTTAAATTCAAAGTATCTTGTATCGTATCCTATGCAGGCCCAGGTATATGATACAAGTCGTATCCATGACCCTGTTATCATGGCTTCTGATGCTGGATCTAAAGAATCTTTTGAAAGAACGAAGATGTTGTCTTATATCTGTTCTCCATATATGAAGCTTATGCGGTACAGGCCCGATCAGTATGGAGCTATAGAAGACATCAAATGGATATCAGTCGGAGGATGTGGATTCTTCCAAGGAGGGAAACAACCGCTGTTTGGCGGTGACACCTACATATCGAGGTTTTCCATGAAACGGAAATTCCCATTTTTTTATAATACTGCTTTTGGTATAGGGGATATGATACCATTTGCTTACAATGATTACCGAAATGTCGGATTTCCCAAGTATTTCGTTAATTACGATACTGGAGAAGATATGCTTGAGCATACTGACAACGAACGTTTTAATAGCTGGACATCATCAAGCAAAGGAACGTATTCTTTTTATCCAAACAGAAAAAGTTTGTATAATTTAAATGGTGAGAACGAGGCTAAGAAATACGTGGATGGTAGATTCTATCTGTGGTCTTATGGTATTCCTCAATTCCTCGTAGAATCGGAAATAAACTGCAATTTCCGATTAGAAGGAGTAGAGCCTCATGAATGGTTTTATCCGGCTCATGGTGATTTTGCTTGGTGGACACAAGAAAAGAACGTGTCTATCCATAGGGACAATGATTACAAGATAAGTCCTATCTACTCATCAAGAATGACGTTGACACCAAATGTATTGCCGGCAACATACGAACGACGTTTTTATGACTGTGCTTACCAGCGTCCTAATGGTGTTATATGGAGTAGGGCTGACGTATCTGAAAACAGTCAAACAGATCCGTGGCTGACGTACAAGCCTATGGACTATCATGAGTTCCCAACCAACAACGGGAAGCTTATTCACATGAAGCGTATTGAATCCGATCAGATTCTTGTTAGGTTCGAGGATCAGGTTTCACTCCATAACGCCATAGACGTAATCAAGGAGCGCACCTCCCCAGGGCAGGCCGAGATGGGCACCGGCGGTCTGTTCGCGTCCCGGCCTCTGGAGTACAACACGACCGACCTCGGTTATTCTGGAACCCAGAGCACTGAAATAATTAGTTCAGAGTTTGGTCATTTCTGGGTAGATACTAAAAGAGCACAGGTGTTTATGACCGATCCTAATGGACGTAATCTTAAGGAACTTAGTGTAGGTATCAGACATTGGCTTAAGCGTCATCTTCCGTTTAAGATTCTTAGATACGGAATAACTAATATCTTAACCGGTACAGAGATGACAGAAGAAGATACAGACAATAAATTTATCGGTCTTGGTCTGTCTCTTGGATGGGATAACAGGTATAAGAGGGTACTTATCACGAAAAAAGATTATATACCTGTTAAGAACCCGGCATATTATAAATATGATGGTGGAAGGTTCTTATACAATGAAACAGAGGTGCTGTCAAACGATAAGGAAATATCTTTAAAGGACGAACAATATTTCAAGGACGTATCGTTCACTATCGGATATTCGTGTCTGAAACAAGAATGGATTTCTTATTATTCATTCTGCCCCGACTATTATATAGAACAGCAACAATATTTCCAGACAGGAATAAACTTCCCGGCATCGGATGAAGAAGGTGGCTTATGGAGCCATTTGCTGACGAATAAGAGCTTTCAGACATTTTACGGAGCAACATATCCATTTATATTAGAAGTGCCGATAAAAGAGAAATATAATGGCTCTACGTTGGCTTCTGTAGAATACGAGCTTGATGCAAGGAAATACGTCGATGATGTGAATTACACTCTTGACAGGAAAGTAGGTTTAGATACGATAACTATCTACAACGACACAAACAACTCAGGTGAAATTCATCTTGTTCCAGAAGAAAAGAATAATTTAGCGCAACGTATATCGTATCCGAAGATCGTAGGCGACTATACTGAGGTCCTGGATACTGAGGTATATAGAAGACATAAGTTAAATGACTTTTTCAACAGGGTTGACGATGACCGATCGGAGACCCCTATTTGGATCAAGGACAATAACGATATAAATAAGTCAGTTAATCCTGATGCCCTTAATTTCAGACGGTCATGGCTGGATAGGTTAAGAGGAAGTTGGATGCTGATGAGGATAAAGAAAGTAATTAGCAACCGAAAGATTATATTCCAGTGGTTGATTTCTGAAGATAAGATTAAGAATAGATAATATCGTATCATCCTCTACTTTTCAATAAGTAGAGGATGATTTTTTTATTCTACACATATAAATCCGTATTTCTTTATTATATGACAAATATCATTATTATCCATCCTGAACCATTCTCCATCGACTCTTACTGAATCATATTCTTTATGTATTAATAATTCTACATTTTTATTGCATACTCCTATTATAGATAAATTAGGATTCCCAATAGATAGTGTTTTAAGTCTTTCAATAGGATTACGGCTTTTTCCTATTTTAAATAAACCACTCGAACTATCTTTTATTATATAGGTATTAATATCACCACTGGAATTTTTATCATGCGTGACTGGGGCTGGTTTGTTGCATACTGTAAGGAGTGATGCGTTTTCACCGAACAATATGGATATTATATCTATGGCCTCTTTGTATATAACGGATAAAGATTGCAACATGATATACAAATCAACTTGTCTAACCATGTTGTCATTTATAAACGTTAATATTCCAAATCCACTATCAATGAAAATAATACTTACATTTTCTCCGTACACTTTATTGAATAAGTTATATACTTTCTCATTGTCATTTTCTTCAAATTCTATTATTTTAAAATTTTTACTATTAAACGGAGAGTTGTCTTCATTTAATAGTAAATCAACAATATATCTATCCATATATTTATTTTTTTTATGTTATACGCAAATATACAATACGATACTGTCTATTATGTTGTCTGTGTGTTAATTTGTTCAAATTAATCTATTTTAAATCATTTTAATTTGTAAATCATATTTTAGTGTCTATATTTGCATCGTAATCAAGAGAGATTATAATGCAAGACAGTGGTGATGGAAGGTGATACTTCGGTTTGTGTCACAGGTTCGAGTCCTGTATTTTTCATGCAAGAAAGATTAGATCAGTTGGTAGATTAAAACCTCCTTTCAAACACCTTCCAAATTATCCCTGTTTTAACAACATATACGGATGGTGAGGAGTTCGGTTACTTCGAAAATTAGTGTAGTGGGTAACACGGCTTTAGGTAAAAAAGTTTTTCATTGGTTCGAATCCAATATTTTCATTTTAGATCCGGCTCCGCTTTTCCTCTGTTTGAAATATATAAAAACTAATGAGTGGTGATGGGGTTAGTTACTTCGAATTTAGCTCAGATGGATAGAGCGATACTCTTTTAAAGTATAGGTCGATGGTTCAAATCCATTATTTCATTGTTTACACTAACTTCAGCTTTTCCCTCATTGAGTATTCATTTTGATATATTTTTTTTCAAGCAGTGGTAGTAATATCACTGCTTTTTTTGTATAATATTTTAAAGAAAACAACAAATGGGAAAGTTTAACAAAAAGGATGAAGGTGTTAAACCTACGATCGTGAATCACATGGGCGAGAAGGCGTATAAGCCTAACGCAGAAGAAGAGTTGGTGTCTACGGTAATGACTACCATGTTGTCTGATTCTTATTATGAGAAAGAAAAAGACAAGGTGAACAGGATTAAGGACCTTATGGATCAAGTAGATCCGTATTTCGCAGCACAAACAGCATTGTATGTCAGAAAAGAAGGAAATCTTAGGTCAGTAACGCATCTTATGGCTTCTGTCCTTGCCAGCAAAGCATCGGGTAAGGAATGGGCTTCAAGGTTCTATAACAAGATCGTTATGCGTCCTGATGATATGAGCGAAATCCTTGGCTGTTATGCGGCTCTTAACGGCAAAAAACCAAAGAAGTTAAGAGGTATATCCAGTGCTATTAAGAAAGGATTTAAGACGGCTTTGGAAGGTCTTGATCCGTATCGGATTGATAAGTATAAGATGGACAGTAGGGTCATTACTATGGTTGACCTCGTAAACTTATTTCACCCCAAAGGCAATCAGGCTAACAAAACGGCTTTCCAGTACCTTATAGAAGGTAGGTCTTTGTCTGGATTATACGAAAGCAAGATTCTTGAAAAAGAAATGTCTAAAGCCGGACAGGATAAGAAAGACAATAAGGAAAAGAAAGAAGCTTTAGGTGACGCTATTCGGGACGTGGTTTCCAATGTAAAAGGTATGCCTATTTTTAATATGGTTCGTAACCTTGTAAACATAATCAAATACGCGCCTGATCAAATAGATGAAGTTTGTAGGCAGCTTACAATAGAAGAGAAGGTACTTAATTCGAAGATGCTTCCTTTCCGTTTTGCTTCAGCTTTCAAAGAGGTTGAAAATATAGGCACTGATAGTTCCGATAATGATATTGTATTTGAGTCGGATAAAAAACGTGCTAAATTAACAGCGCGTAATAAATATAAGATTTTAGATGCGTTGGAGAAAGCCATAACCATCTCCTGCAAGAACCTGCCGGTATTGGAGGGGCGGTCGGCTATCCTGATTGACCACTCTGGCTCTGTACGTGGAGATATGGGAGGATCTTCTGAAGTGTCTGCCTTTAGCAAAACAAATACGGCTGTCATTGGTAACTTATTTGGCTGTATGATCGCATCTGTGCTTCCTGACGTATTTATTGGCATGTTTGGTGACAAACTTATCAATTACGAATATGATAGAAGTAAAGGTGTTTTATGGAATAACAAAAAATCTTTTACTGCCGGAGAAGAATGCGGTGGTGCTACTGAAAACGGTCTTTTTGCATTCTTGGAAAAGTGCGTTAAAGATAAGATCAAGGTAGATAATTTGTACGTTATTTCAGATATGCAGATAGGAGACGGTGAATCTATTGTATGGGAGAGAAGTTCCAATTATGGATATGGCAAATTCGCTGAACTTTTGAAAGGGTTCAAGAAAGTAAATCCAAATTGCAAGATCGTTTCTATTTCTATTCAAGGATATGGAAGTGAGATGTTTTACAGAGGATCTAATATCTTGAACATAGCTGGCTGGTCAGAATCTATTTTCGATGTTATTAACAGCAAGTTCTGCGGATATAAGAATATGATTGATGAAATTAAGAAGATTAAGATTTAAATCTTACATTCGTACTGTTTTCATAAGAATAGATTTATCATAACAAGCCGGAGAATGAATGGTGGCATTCTTCGGCTATTTTGTTTACATTTGTTGAAAAAAAGAATGAAAGAAAAAGAATTTGATTTTGTGATATATCCACTAAAGTTGATTATCACCATAGGGTTAGATTACAAAACATTGTGTGATCGTTTTGAGAATGCAGAATTGGATCATGAAGGAGAATGGGGAGATGAAGGCGATTTAGATTCAAAAGCCTCTTTCTTGAATCTTGTTCGTGATAAGGGGGATGATAGAGCTTTTAAGTTATTATGGAACTTTCAAAGTGAGAATAAGATGACTATGCGAAACATATGTCATGAATCATTTCATGCAGCTATGTCGGTATGCCAACATTGTAATATGTCTCTTGGCTTTAAGGTGGGAGAAGATGAACACGCAGCTTACATAGCCGGATTTGTTGGTAATTGCGCAGGTGAAATGTTTGGATTCTTAGAGGAAGAAAAAGATGGCAAAGAAAATTAAAAATTATGTAAGAGACAAACAACCAAAAACATTATGGAATAAAATTGGTCCGTTTGTAAGACTTAGAGAATATCTGGCATCTAATATAACACCTGATGTATATGCCAATGAAAGAGGATTAAAAACCAAAATAATGGAATTTTTTGGTCAAGATGTTCCGAAAGCCAATGTAGATGATTTTAGTCAAAATCTTTGGTTTAGATTTTTAAACCAACCAAATAACCTGAAAGAGGAAAACGGGATTGTTAGAATACCAGACAATATCAAATCCATTATATCTGACAGGATAAATGGTGGGTGGGAGAAAATGGCTAAAAAATATGGAAAGGAGCTTGATTCCTTAGATAATAAGATAATTGATGGAAAAGTTGCAGGCAAGGACGTATCTGATTTGGAGGAGTTAAGGGATGTAACAAGTAGGAAACTTGGAATGGTAGAAGAGGGTATAGATCTCTTAAAAAAAGCCAGAACCGGGGAACATCAGGTATTTAACGAATATAATTTTATACCGGATGCTTACGGAGATTTAAATGATTTATCAGGCTTATCAAGTTTTACCATGTACCGTGATGATAGAGGTAGGATGGTTGTGAAAGATAAGTACGATTTTTATAGAAGCGATCAACCTTTTGGTGTTGGGGTTGTTACTAAGACTCTTGATACAATAGGATATCCTTTTGAAATAAGGGATTATGTAGAAGATAAAATCCCATACGAAGAGAATGATCCAAACAAGATCCTGTTTAGATCCATTATTGATTCAAAGAATGATTTGGATAAAAGGATGGAGATAAGATCCAAAAAACAAGGAGGGGATTCTTCTAAGCCGGAAATAGATTGGGATTTACTCAAATCCAAATATGAAAATATGAAGCGTGTGGGTAAGGGTACGCACCGCACTATGGACGTAGAAGGGATGAATATGATCTATGATGCTTTATATGATAAAGGTTTTAATCAACGCCAGATAGAAGCCGTACTTGGAAATATTATTGAAGAATCTGGTGGAAACCCCTACGCTGTATCTGAGGATGGAAAATTTAGGGGACTTTTTCAAGAATATTACAAAAGATATCCGCCAAAAGAGTTTGAAAGAGATAAAGAGAGATTTAAGAGCGATAAGCGTGGATATATCAACTATATGATAGACAGATTTTATGATCATGTTCAAGATGCTGGGAAGTATAGTATAAAAGATACTAAATACAAAAAAGCTATTCATGCAGTAAACGAATTTATGTCAGAAGATCCAGATACGGATTATTCGTATCCACTTGTATATGCTTTTGAAGCTCCATCAGATAAAGAAGGGACTTATAAAAACAGAAAGAGCGTATCAAATTTGATAAGTCAATCTTATGTTTTAGATAATGTTGATAAAAATGATAATACTATTGTTGATGCTATTCTTGGAATAAAAAATGATCTTGAGCTACAAGACTCTATTTCCACTACAAGAGGTGAAGCCTTTAAAGAAGCCAGGAAAAGAGGTCTTAAGGAATTTACATGGAATGGAAAGAGATACAATACCAACATCAAGAAGGAAGGTGGCGTAGTTGGCAAGCAGCGTGAAGCATATGAATACTTTACTAATAAGCGCGGCATGTCCAAGATACAGGCGCTCGCCATCATAGGTAACCTCATGGCTGAATCCGGCCTTAAAGATGACATATACGGAGACAACAGAACGTCATACGGCATACAGCAATGGCACAACGAACGCATGGATAAGCTATTCAAGCACGCCAAAAAGAAAGGACATTCTACACCCACATTCAAAGACCAACTTGAGTTCTTGGCTGACGAATACGAAGGGAAAACCGGATATTCTAATTTCTTGTACACAAGAAAAGGAAAAGAAGGACCAGGGTATTACAACTACAGCCGGCAGGATTTTATGAACGCCGATAACCTTAAGGATGCTGTAGTAGCTTGGAACCAAGGAGCAGGACGTCCTCATAAGAGTGTTATAAGAAATGATGACCGTTATGACTATGCTATGGAAGTTGCTAAAAATCTTGGTTTGGAAATTGAAGAAAATTCCGTATCTTTGTATGGTCAAATGGGATTCGGAGATGATGGAGAAATAGCAGCATCGGTAACGATTCCAGAGGCAGAGGTGGCAGCCGCCCTCCCTAACCCGGAAGCCCAGTCCCAGGAGGGACAGTCCGAGGAAGAGAGATTCCGTACATGGACTGAAACGTATGGTAAAGACATCATAAATCATTTACTGACGTTAGACGGGAAAAAGGATGGTGATGACAGTGATTACAGCATGATGTATAAACAGCATGAAAAAGAAAGCGAAGAGGATAAGAAAATGGCTTTGATTAATGCCGTGCTTCCCAATATACAACTTCGCATTAAAGGCGTCACTGATAATTAGAACAAGATTGTTTTATTTCTCATATTAATAAAGCGAAGCCGGATTTGAGACTCGTTATACGGATACCGAAGGTTGAAGAACGATATCAAGATAATCCGGCTTTTTTGTGCGATTTCGTGAAGGATGGAACTATCATCGCCTTGGTTTAACAGAACAGGCCCCCGTACTATCACTATCCTGACGGGCATGGACGCTCGTCTCGCCTACTCCCTGCCTAATTCTCCACTGGCTACCTAATATAACTATTAACGTCACTCCATCACCTATCTCCTTCGTCGATAGGTTCAGTCGTTTTTAAATATTATAAGTTCTTTCGCATCGTTCCCTTCGGTCACGATACTCAATCTTTTCACACAATTAGGCAAACAATACAATAGACGGAAAAAGTAATTTGTCAATCCGTTCACTCACTTAACTCCCTTCGGTCGTTAAGTTCATTCACTGTAAACAATTATATGAATAAATGGTAAAGTATATAAAATAATATAAATGATATAATGGGTAAGATCATTGAAAATGGTCTTAATATTAAGGAAAACGGAGACTATTCATAGGCGTAGTTTTAATTCAAGATTTGATGTCCCACCCCTGACGGTCAGTCGGTTACGTTTAGAGTCGTTTTCCCGTCTCTTATCCAAACCGTCATAAAACAAAAAACCTTGTATCCTATTTCTCTCAAACCGGATACAAGGCCGTGCATTTTCTTCTTTGAGCGTATGATGAAAAACCATATCTTTGCACTAAAACAACATTAATATGGACACAAAGTTAAAAGAAATAACAGATCCTCACAAGTTACACGACAAGCTCTTTAAGAAAGAGCAGGTCTCTCCGATAGAAGTTATATACAATAGCTTCAGCAACTTAGGGTACAATGTAGTACGCCGTCCAGCCGGTCAGTGTTTAGGCAATTTGAGATATTTTAATCTATTTTATGACAAACATACTCATCATTTTTATCAGAAAGACAGGAAGTTGAGATATTGTAGCAATTTTCTCATATCTGATTATTGGAAAGATAGAGTGCGATGTTTCATAGTTTGGAACTTTGGTTTTGGAAGATTCTTCCCATACAATGACTTCATAGAGGCTATGGTTTATGACTATCTTCGATATGGAAGAAAGTCAGTTCCTTATCTTAAAAGCGTGCAAGAGGCTGAAGAAAAGTGTGTAAGGTTCTATATCCGGTCTCAGATAGATATGCTTCGTAAGGAAGGATATGCCGCTTATCGGGCTAAGTTCAAGGAAGAACGTCCTCAGTATTTCATCGGAGACGATAGGACGGTGTTTAGATGCCTTGACAGCTCTTTAAAAAGAGAAGAGAAGATTGCTGCATGCGTAGCCCACAAAAGGGCTTTAAAAGAAGGGATAATGACTTCCTTCATTAATCACCTTAAGAAACATCCTACCACTTTATATTCGTGGTTTTCATCAGAGGTAGATAGCGAAGGAAAGAATAGGCTCTGTCTATCTGAAAAGGCTGTTTCGTATTTGAATAAGAGACTGGTTCGCAATGGGTTAAAGTCTCTTTCTGCATCATATCTTTTTAGAACGTTTAGAAAAATGGTGAAGATCTTGTTCGGTTCCAATGTCAGGTCGTTTTTGAATAGCTGTCTGATGTCTGTTTCAACAGAAGAGGTTTTAACCAAATCTATGAAGAAAATAGTTTCCAAGACAGTGCTGTTTTTGTACAAGAGAGCGCTTAAGAACTATCGCCGGGCATGCGGTCTTAAGTACGACCCTGATTCGGGCGGTTTGTCTACCGTACATGATTGATTTTTAAACGTATCCCATAACGTTGGATTTTCTCGTTCGTTTCTCTTATCTTTGTGAAAAAAGATAGTATGAAATTACGAATCATAAAAAATCGTCCGATATTCGCTCCTGGCGGTAGTGTTCAGGATAAGAAACAGGATATTAATGTATCCTCTACTCAGTCTATTCTTGATTATGGAACGCCTGTTAATAAATGGGGTGAATCTGATATTCAGAATATATATATGCCTTCTGATGTGATTTTAGAAACAGAGGAGGGGGAGATAAATCCATTTAGTAGTATGCCTACATCCGATCCGTTTTTTGAAAACAATGATGCAGGATATGCAGGATATCTCGCTGATAATAGGGGTATGGTTAAAAACGTAGAGAAATCAGTCGTTGATAATACAATGAATGTAGGTGGTGTTGATGCTGATTCCTCTAAAGAAAAACGTTCCCAAGATGGTAATCCTCTTGATCCTATGACTACCCCATATTATTCACCCGATCTAACCGGCAGAGCTCAAATGTTCGGTACAAGTCTTGGCCGGATAAGAGCCGGTAATAAGGTCGGTGCTAATGTGGCTCAAGCTGCCTTGTCTGGTGTTAGTTTAGGATTAGGTCTTACCCGTAATATCATGGGAGCTTCATCTGCTGCGTATGCAGCCAGCAGAGACGAGCAGGCAGCGAGGGAAAAACTTGCCAAGGAGCGTCGTCAGCAATTCATCAAGTGGGAACGTGAAGGTGGTGGCGTGAATTTAGGTAACGGTCAGAAGATGGATACGTCTGATATGACCGGCGAATATATTTATCCTCTTCCCAAGTCTATGGAAGATGCTGCGAATGTAGAGATAGAGAAAGGCGAGTACGTGCTGACTCCTGACTCCGTAGGGCCTATGGAAGCCAAAGGGAACAGACATGAAAATGGTGGCACTCCGGTTGATTTGCCAGAGGCTTATATTGTTTCCGATTATCGTAAGATAGATGATGAGTTTGCCTCTTACGTTAGAGAAAATTATGGTATTAAGGCAACGTCAAAAGATACGTATGCTACACTCCTTGATCGATATAAGAAGAAGATTGGTTTGTCTGATAAGTACGAAGATCAGGAGCGTGTATATAAGAGATTAGAGAAAAATGAAGATGTAAAAGACAAAAACACATCTAATCTTAATGCTTCTATTCTTTCCAAGTACGTCAATGAAAACCAGAAAGAGATAGACGAGCTTGAAGCACAATTTCGTTCTTTCGCTGAAATCGTTTATGGCAAACAGGAAGAATCTAAGCGTAACGAGAAGATGGATGCTTTTTTCAGGGATGGCGGGGTTGTTGATCTGAATCAGGTAAAGAAACAAGCTAAGGCTTTTAATATTGCAGAATCAGATGCTAAGAACTGGATATATGACGAGTATGTTAAGCAAACCAGGAAAATGGCTGAAGGTGGACCTACTCAGAAGGAGCTGGAGGAACTTAGAAAGAATGCTATCGGCTACAATAAGCTTATCAATCAGTTATTTGGACGAACTCTTAATATGACTGTATCTGATGTTAGTGGTCGTGAGCAGATTCTTAATCCTGATTCCAGTGTCAATGCCAACCAGAATCTCCAACATAGAAGCAATTTAGGATACGGCAGGGTAAATGATAAGGCGGTATCTAATTTGCTCGACATAAACCGATGGGCTAACAAGTACAATACGGATGGTGATTTTGATACAGAAGGTTTCCAGAAAGGATACAACAGGCAATTAAATGCATTGTGGGCGTTAGCTGATGTAGGTGCTATCACGAATGCTGATGCAGCCAAGAAATTCAGAGATGAGTACGGATTCTGGGGCCAGGATGCCGGAAGCTACGGAGGTAATCAGGCTTATAATTCATTTGCCGTAGATGATAAGTTTGGTCAGACAACAGCCACCCGTTCTTATTATGGATTGGACGTTGTTTCGGCAGAGCAAAAAAGATTGTTAAACGAAAAAGGGATAAAGAATTATGTTGACTTATTTGGTGATAAATCTGATGCCGCTAAGAAGATTCTGGGCTCCGATTATAATAAGTTTGTTGCTTTAAGAGATAGTGGGTTAATGCCGGAAATAGACTTCGTTCTTGAGTCTGTTAAACCAGAAATGAAGCCTATTGAGGCCGGTCCCATAGCACCAGACCTTACACCGCCTAAGATTGGATCTCCTGGAAGGATAGAGGTAAAACCGAAAGCAAGTACGCCTGCGACTGCAACCGACACCGATACAGAGGAGGTGGTTGAAGACAACGGACCTAAAGGACAGGGCAGACCGGCGGCGTTCGGTCCTATCTTCCCGGAAATGCTAAGAACCCTTGACACTGGCTTGGAGATAGAAGACCTGGAAAGACATCAGGCTCCGAGAATAGACCCGGTTCTTCAATCTGCTGATCAGTATATCAACGAGCTCAACCGTGCGACATCGGCTCAGTTAGACGCAGTAGGTGACGTGCCCGACTCCCAGCGGGCTGCTATTCTGGCTAATATGAACGCCATAGCTGGAAGCAATATAGCCAAGTATGTTAATGAAGTAAATTTCAATAACGCAAGGCAAATAAACGAAGCTGATAGGTTTAATGAAATGGCTTATGTTCAGACAGATGATAAGAACATAGCAGAAAGGCAACGTTATGAATCTGGGTTGTTGAAAGCTATGGCTATAAGGGATGAAAATCTTGCTCGTTATTATGATAGTATAAACAGCGAGATACAGAATAAGTTTAATGTTCGTACATCGTTGAATACCATAGCTTCCATAGCCCCGAATATGAGAATGCTTCCAAGTGGTCAAATTATTTACGTTCAAGGCAATCAGGATGTGATGAATATGGGTGATTATTCTACACCTTATTTGAAGAGCTTGGAGGATGATGAAGAAGATAAATATAAAAAGAGAAGGAGAAATAGCTGATGGCTTCACAATATAGTATTTTAAGGCAATATGCCCCGTATGTTAGTCCTTACAACATAGATCTTGTTAAGGACGTCATGATGTACAAACAGCAGAAGGTTGATGCTGCTCGTGAAAAGATCTATACCCAGGTAGATTATCTTATGGGTCAAGAGATAGATAAGCCTGAAGCCCGCGCTTATATGGAAGATAAGATGTCAGGTGTGATTGCTAACATCAATCAAAAATTCAAAGGCGTGGATCTTTCTTCTGATGGTGTTACGAGAGCCATACAAGGAGAGATCAGTTCGGTGTTGGATGATACGGTCATTAACGCGATTGCCGGCACAAAAGAAGGCAGGAGAATGCATAAAATGCTATCTGATTTACAAATAAATAATCCAGAACTTTATTCTGCTGCGAATGCTTATGCGGCTTTAAAGCCGTATAATGAATGGGTGAATGATGGAAAGGCTGGTTCCCGTCTTGCTCCTCTTCAATATACTCCTTATACTGATTATAATAAGGAATTAAAAGATAGGATAGATTTTATAAGCAAGCTTCATAAAGGAGCTAAAGTTCAGATTCCTATTCTTGACAAGGATGGTCATCCTACCGGGGCAGTACAAGAAGTAACTAAGGATATGCTTACTCCTGAACAGATAGCTTCTTTTGCATTGTCAGGGTTATCAGATAAAGCAAGGCAGCAGATGCAGGTGGAGGCTATTTACATGGTAGACTCTAATCCCTCTTTATATTCGTATGATTCTGTTCTTGGTTTTATGAATAAGCAGATAAGTGATAAGCAGAGGTATGTTGATGCTCTTACTGCCGATCTTTCCGGTTTGGGTTCTGATCCTGCAAAGAAAGAAATGGTTGAAAATGAAATAAAGAGAGCCAAATCTGAAATAGCTTCCATGAAATCTGAATTTAGCAGAATGGATGAAAGGGCTTACGATCCGTATCTTGGAGCGATGAAGGTTATTGAAAATAATTTTATTAATAATGCTGCTGCTTCATATGCTTATGATAATTCGTCTTTCATAATCAAAGCCGACGAGCTTTACTGGAAAACCAAAGAATATAATCAGAGGGAAAGATTAGCTAATTTGAATTTCGAAAAATGGAAGATAGAATTTGAATATGAAAGAAATAGGGATATTGCAGAGTTTGAATATGGTAAGAATAAGGATGAAGCCAGATTTGGATTAGACGAAGAACGTCTGAAGATGCAGAATAGGCTTAATGAAGCCAGAATAGCAAAACTTATGTCCTCTGGTGCAGGAGCGGCAGGCGGCAGAGCTGGAAGCCGAGCCATGCAGGTGGGCGTTGGCACAAACTCTGGTGGAACTATTTCAGCTAATCCTATCGAAACTAAAAATATTAGCATATCAGAAGAAACTCATAAGAAGTTTAATAAGGCATATACAGATCTTGTAACATCCGGAAGTAGACTATCTACAGCCCTTGGTGCTGAAAACATGAAAAATATTCAAGCTGCCATATCAAGAAATATGACGGATGAAACATCAGGATACAAGTATCTTATGGATGAAGAAAAACTTCTTAAGTATATAAAGGACAATGGAGGTCTCTCTAATGATATGTTTGACAAGCTACCTATGGCAGAGAGAAAAGCTGCCACAGATGCTTATATGCAGCTTAATAGCGCTGTAGACAAGATGGATATAGAGAATGATAGAATTAAGAAGGAGAATAAGATTTATGATAATATTGTATCTGAAATAGCAAATGCGATCGCGCAGAAGGAAGGAGGTAAACCCGAAGAATATATAGCCTATGCTACAGCGTTATCCCTTAATGATATTTTAAGAAAAAATAGAGGTACAGTCGGCGATGTAGAATCTGGAGTAAGATATTATGAAAAAGGATTCTCGCCTGCTGATATAGCTACTATAAGAAAGAGGGTGAAAAATGATGGCATTGATTTATCTAAAGTATTTGAGAGGGATAGCAAAAGTGGCAGGTATTTCTTAAAAAAATACGATGATGTAAAAAATAGTTTCTCGGATGGTGAAGAAAAGGTGTTTTTTAATACACTGTATTCTATTAGCGGAATGGAGAGCGTTGGAGGTGATGTAGTAAGCGATATTAATATAGCCAATCAAATAACTAAGGTTCAAGATGATGGTATAAATGAGATACGTAAAGAATATCTCGAACTGTATTCACCTAACACAGTAACGTATTCAACCAAATTAACCTCCAAGGAGGCTGGTTATAGAGAGATGGGTGTTCTCAGGGATCTATTTACTAAAAAAATGGCAGAGCATCCTGTTGGTAAATCTAAATCATCATCGGCAACTATTGAATCATTTTCTTTGACAGAATCGGGAATAGCCGACAATGGAGAGAAGACTTACAGTTTGGTTGCTAATCATACTGGTGAAAGAGAGGAAATAGATATTGTTGAGGTATCTGAAACAGAGTTGATAAATAATGGCATAGATCCTGGTATTAATACTCCTTCCGTCGATATAGGTGGATATGAAAGTGGTATTATAAGACCTACATTTGGAAGTGATACCAATATGTGGTATCCGAAGATGCTTGAAAATTCAGATATATCACCCGCTTATGCTTCTGTATCTTCAATGATGAAAGTGTTATCAGATATGATAAATGAATCTGGTAATAATTTAGATGATATGCCAGAACAAAAGGTTTGGCTTCTTAATGCAGCTAAAGATATATTGGATAACAGTGGAAAGCTTGGTGTAAAGGTTGAAGGTTATGATCCTAAGACAAGTTACGGTTATGGATATGAGACAAGGCTTTATCTTATGGAGAATGGTAAACCTGAGTTAATAGATTCGTTTGATACTCCTAATGTATGGTTTGCGGATAATGTGTCTAAAGAACTTGCTGTTGCGCCTCAGAAAAAAATAGTTGATTTTGTTGTGGCAGCCATAACAGAGGAGATTAAGGATATGGTGGCGGCAAAAGAAGGAGGTAATTTACCTGCGTCTTTGAATAAAAACGGCAAGTTGATGAAGTTGTTGAATAGTGTAAATAGGGAATAATATATGGAAAATAAGGAACAGACATTGGTAGAGAAATCAGGTTTCTTACCATCTACTGGATTAAGAGGGTATAATGCCGTAGTTCCTACGCGATATGAAGAAGAATCTTCTCTTATTGAGGGAGCAAAAAGAGAGATGGAGAGGATGAAAGTAGGTTCATATACTCCCCCGGTATCAGCCATAAATCCTGATGATGATTCAGAAAAAGGGTCTGATATTAGCGGAATAGATACTTCTTTTGATGTAGACACATCTTTTTCTGGACTAAAATCGGCTCTGAATGGTGGAGATGATCCAAGAAAGAAGAAAGAGGAGTCTTATAATAAGTTAAATTCCATGATAAAATCTATTCAAGATAAATCAAGGAATACTTATTCTGGTAAACAAACGTCTTATGGTGAGGTTATAGCTGGTAATCAACAGTCATCTGCTGTTGATTTTGGTGTATTTGGTAAAGGAAGAACTATTAAGTTAGATGAAGCATATGACTTTTTATCCGATGGGAACATCGGTCTTGCAAAGTTTAAAAGTTATATGCCAGGAAGGGATAATGAAGATTATTACGGAAGAAGGCAAACTACTTGGAATAAGGCTGTTAATGGTATAGGGAAACTTGTCACAAAAACAGCATTATATGGTGTATCAGGAGTAGTAGGTATTATCCCAGCTGCGTATAATCTTATAAAGACTGGTACGTTATCTTCTGCATTTGACAATGATTTTACACGGGCCATAAATGATATAGATGAAAGGATAAACCACTCTCTTCCTCATTATTATACAAGAGAAGAGCGTGATATGGGATTTTTGCAGAGTCTTGGAACTGCAAATTTTATTTTTAATGATGTTATTGGAAATGGTCTATCGTTTACGACAGGAGCTATTCTGTCTGCCTACCTTACAGGTGGGATGGGCGTGTCAAGTCTTGGAGCTGTTGGCGCTAAAGTAGGGATGAGAGTGGCCGGAAAGATGGCGGCGTCTAAGATTGCGGCAAGTGCTGTAAAATCAGCTTTTGGAGCGTATAGGGCAGGAGCGATGTACGGCAGGGCCATAGGCAATATGGCCAAGGTAGGAGTAAATACGTTCGTGGGCGCCGGCTGGGAGTCTGCCGTGGAGGCTCAGTCCTTCATGAAAGACTCTGAAAGTAAATACAAGGAATATTTTAAAAATATGTATGGTCGGAATCCTAATCAGTCTGAGATGGCTGAATTTAAGAGTTCTATTTCCGATACGGCAAACAGCATATTTTTAGCTAATATGGGTATAGTTGGATTATCCAATTATCTTCTTCTGGGAAAATATCTTGGAGTAGACACTGGTTTTGCTTCTAAATACATACCTGGATTAAAGGGTGTATCAAACACATATAGGGGATCAAAGAGTTTTGTAGATCGCTATTTGTTTGGATTAGGGACTAAGAAGGTAGCGGGTGATGCTGGAAGATTACAGACGGTAAAAGCAAATTTATTCCAGAAATCCTTAGCTACTATTTGGAATGTATCTAAAAGACCCATATCTGAAGGTGTATGGGAGGAAGGCATGCAAGGTGTTGCTCAGCGCATGGGAGAAGATTTTATTAGATCAAGATATGATAAGACGTATCTTGATGCTACGTCTTCTATAGTTGATTCTTTTTCTAAGGCCATAGCTGAACAATTTACAACCAAAGAAGGATTGAAAGAGATTGGTATAGGATCCCTGATTGGTGGTTTATTTGGAGCCAGAAATGGTGCTTTTGGTTTATATGAAAGGAGAAATAAAGAGCGTACTATTAATACTGATGTTGAGAAATTTAATAGTAATAATGCTTTTACTTCTCAATCTGTAAAAGACTCTATGCGAAATTTAGCCGAATTTAATGCTCAAATGAATGATCCTGAATCAGATTATTATTCTAAATTTGAATTATCTGACAGAATGGGAATGTTAGAGGATACGGCTAACAATTTCAGGTCAATGGTTAAAAGCCTTGACGAAAGTGAGTTGGCTTCTGAAATGAAAGTAGATGAAGAAACTGTTAAAAAATACAAGGAAGATATTATAAAAGATTTTGATAAGAAGTTAGCCAATTATAAAAAAGCTTCTTCTTTTGCTGAGGCTATTACTGCTGAGACTTCATCTGATCTTTATCGATCTAATGTTGCTAATGCTGTGTTTAAGGGGTTGGATGCAGAGGATATAGCAATGCAAGCATCAAATGATATTGCTGATTATGTAAATGACAATAATTTGTTTGATGATATAAATACGTTTTATTCATTATCAAGTCAAGCTTTTGATACAGCTAATCAGTTAAGGGAATTGCGTAATGAGATTAATGATCTGAATGCTGAAATAGAGAGGTTGGCTACAACTCCGAGAAGAGTAGAGGATGGCAATGATACCGAAGCAGAGGCTATAAAACAAAAAACTATTAAATACGATAATCTTAATAAGGAATATAGAAGGTTGTCAGAAGATCTTCTTAGTAGTTATAAAGAAGTATTTTATTCTTTTGATCCTGGAGTATTAGCTCTTGAGTTGTTTAAATCCGAAACAATAACTGCTGAAGATATATTGAAGGCTTATGACTCTGTAGCTTCTTTAAGTACTTATATTGAGAATAATAAAGGAAAGAAAGAAGCAGAGGATTTAAGAAATATGGTGGTGAAATACCAGCAAGCCATTACCCAATATAAGGTTTTACGGTCATTTATGAACTCCATACAGGATAAGAAATTCATGAGACATGATTTTTCTTTATTTTCTAAGTTCTTAAATGATATGGTATCTTCTAATACTAAATCTATAGAAAGTGATCGTTTTTACCAGACAGAGGATAATAATATCAGTTTGGATGAAAAAATAGATGAGCTTCTGAATAATGGAGAAATAAATTCAGATGAAGCATTTACCATGAAAGTATTTGGTCATCTAAACGATGGTATAACTCAGAAGCCGAAAGAAGATATATTGTCTGATTTTGATTATGAGTCGGCAATGGAAGATCTTTTGTCTGCACCTATAGAGGTTAAAGAACGTATCGTAGATAAGATATATACAGGTAATCAAGATCTTTTATCTCCAAGGGAGAAGGAGATATATGAAAAGTATAAACAGGATATTGATGATTATATATCATATCTTGGTGATAGTCCGGCTAAGATGATAAAAGATTTATCGGATAAAGTTAAGAGACTTACTGAACCTCGATCTGTGTATGAGGACAATAAGATCATTATTGATATGGCTAAATCAAATTTGGAACCAGATCAAAGGCAGGAACTTGATGATGCTATTTCTTCGTATGTGGATATAATGAACAGACGGGACAAAGGGGAGAAAGTTGACGAAGATAAGCTTGCTGATTCGGTATTTACCATAGAAGATCTTGGCCAGGTTGGAAACATCACGGATCTCCTTCCTTATATTGAACAAAACAGGATTATTGACAAAGGTCGTATCTCTGAATCTACGTTGAGTAATTTTGGGGAAGATGATGCTAATATGGATTCTCTTGTAAATGAGTTAGATGAATCCGATAATACGCTTGGAGCCAACATAGATAGTGCCCAGAATCCAGAGACGTTGATGGTAAGAAGAATCTCCAATGACGGCAATGAAAGGTATGAAATTGCAGGTCTTAGAGCCGATAAATTTATATCTTCAATAAAATCATTGGTTCCTATTCAAATAAGTTCTGAAACGAACGCTAATGGGACTAAAAGGTATTTCCTTAACATAGGTGGAGAAACAGCTACCGTGATAGAACTTCCTTATCATGCGAGATGGTCTATAGACAAAGAATCGGCTCGTGTTCTCAACCGTTACACAGATGTGTCTATTCAGGACGTGGGTAATTCATATTCTTTGGTTTATAAGCGTCTTGATTCAGATGAGTTGGTTCCGTACAGAACAGGTGTTGGGTTCGGAGAGAATGAGGTAGATAAAATAGATCAGGAAGCATTATCTTCTTTGAAGAAAGGAGATAAGGTTAATCTTGAGATAGATGCAAATGATACCTATAATCAGTCTCTTTTTGCCGAATACAATGATGCTGTTCAGTCCGGTGATAAAAAAAGAATAGAATCTGCTGAAAATAAGCTGGTATCCAATATGGTTATCAAGGTCATGAGTGGAAACAGATTCGTTTCTGTTGTTAAAGCTGACACGGGTGGCATAGATGGTATAAGTAAAATAAGAAGAACGGCTTTTAACAAGTGGAAGAAGGACGCCGGCCGGTCAGCTACCATCGGCGTCGGCACGCATGTTGTTGCCCAGACCCTTCCTGGAAGACCGGTGTTTAACATGAGAGTAAACGGTCAAGGATATGGTCAGGTAGAAAATCTACCTATTACCGAAAAAGGAGCTGAAAAAGTATCTGATGTGGGGTATGTCTTAAATGGCAAAGTCGTGCTTAAGAACGGTTCTAAATACACAGGATTCCCATTTGCTTATTCTATATTAAACGATAAGAAAAACAATTACAAAAATGTAAGAGTTCCGGTAGTTGTCATCAAAGGCAAAAACGGTCTTAATTATCTTTTCCCGGTTAGTCTACGTTCTGTGGAATCAGAGGAAGGAAAGAAATGGATTTCTTTTATAGATATGCTGCTTGAATCCGGTGACTCTGAATTGTTACAGATGGGTCAAGATGACATACAAGATCTTAATGCGTATCTAACCAAGTTAGGTCTTGATCCAGCTTCGTATCAAGTATCGTATTTGAATCCTATTTCAGGGCTTAGAAAAGCTCGTGAGGCTATAGAAAAATTATCTACGGTCCCTGATGTTGTTAAGTGGGTAGAAGATGAAAGTAGGAGTGTGAAAGACATTGTGACGTCTGAAGTAGAATCTGGAATAGATTTCGAAGGTGAAATGTTTGTTGCTCCTAAGATCAGGATTCAGTTTGGTAAATCATCTTCCAGACCTAAATCACTTATAGAAGATGATCTCCCTTTCTCTGATGATGGTAAGACCGTTACTTCCAAGGAAGATGTGGATGTTTATGAAGAGGAAATGCCAGAGGAAGGAGCTGCCCGGGAGACTCAGCCGGCGCCATTAGCTCAGCCGGCTCCTGCGGCACAAGATGCGCAGTCTTTACCTGGCAAGAAGCGTACCTCCAGGAAAAACTTCTCTCTTATGTTAAACGAAATAGAATCTCATATAGAAAAAGAGGGATTGCCGCCTTATGCTAATATTTTTGATTTTATAGCAAGGAAGATTGTAGGAGGTGATTTGAGGTTTCTTCGTGAGAGAGGTAATCCTAAAAGCCTTAAGGAGGAAATGGGATTAGAACCTAAAGGAACAGTAGGTGATAAAATATCCACTCCTTCCGGTAAAGGTGGTAAGACTTTAGAAGAATACGTTTCTTGGCTTCGTTCTCAAACAGATCAGGTAGTCGAGGATTATGTTGGGCCAAGATCTGACGAACAAATTATATCAGAGTTGAAAAACTTTTTGAAATATATTAATTTTGTTCCAAGCAAGGCTTTGAATTATTCTCTTAGAGTCAATGGCATGGATACCCTAAAAGAATATGGCACAAAAGAGGAAGTAGAAAAAATGGAATCTGATATCAATAGTTTGGTTTCTAAAGTTTTGCCTACGGTGGACAACCAAACTATAGAAGATGTTTCTACTGTAATAAAATCAAACAACTTGCCCGCCATATGGGGGCCCGTGGAAAGCCTTGATATGACAAACGAGGAAAAAATAGAGTTTTTGAATAACGTAGCAGATTTCCTTAGCGGCATTCCAGAGTATGATGCTGTTGTGGAGTCTATAGAGTCAGAATCAGATAATATTTTAAATAATGGAAAAGAAGGAAGTGCAGAAGGCGGTGCAGTACGCACTGAGGAAGATGGCGATAAAAAGGGAGATGGAGAAGGCAAAGGACAATCCAGAACAAATGTCGAAGTTGAAAGAAATGTCGAATTACCTGGATCTGAAGAAGGAAGAGTAGATAACTATAGGAAGAACGGAGATAAGTTCTCTGACATTGCTGAAGTTACTTTATGGCTACTTAGAAGGGCTGCCGGCATAACCTCTATCCCGGAAGGAGAAGAGGTTTATGTAGAGGGAGATGAGGTTAATAGTATTATGACCGATATGGAATCAAGGTATGGTATAGACACCATCAATCACTCGCATACGACTAAGGCTATAAGGGATCTTAACGGCGTATCAGGTTATAAAGTAGAATACGGCTTAACCTTTTTAACATACGATCCTTTTATTAGGATATCCAATCCAAGGAAAGAATCTAAGACTGCAAAAAACGAACCTCGTATATCCGAAGAGCCGCTTATTCACATATCAAGGGTAACAACCCCTTATTTCCTGTACGGCGGTGATGAAGCATATACATCTGTTCCGGCTAAGGTAGAACCTATACCAGAGAAGATAATGGGTCGTAATGGCATTAAATTTGGTATGAGCGTAGTCGAGCTGACCAAATTAGGGTACAAAAAAGCTGGTGGAAACTGGATATACAAATTCTACATGAACTCAGGTGTTTATGATTTGTATAATATCAGTACCGGCGAAGCGTTTAGAGCAAAACCGGATCTTGGAGTTAAGATAAGTTCCAGCGCATTCATCCGTTCTTTATCTCAATCTGGTAGAAAAATACAAAATATGATGAGTAACATGAGCCAGGAAGAGATAGATAGGAATAAGAATCTTGTAGAAGGTTCTGATAATTCGGATTCGATAAATGAGTTAAATAAGGAGTGTTGAGTATGAGAAGGAGATATGAAGATGTTTCAGGTCTTGTTCAGTATCAGTTGAAGACCAATCAGCAGGGGAATATAGAGGTTTATGTTGATGACGGGTTTGTTGGAAACGTAAGTGAAGGAGTCTGTAATTGGAAGGATGTTGAATACAAGAGTAAGGTTACTATATCTTTGAAAGGAGTCGAGAATAAGGCTAAAACTTCAAGTAAAAGAGTCGGTCCCTATTGTCACATTTATAGCATATTTGGAGGAAATGAATCTTATCATGAAGGTCCGGATAGTAATATAAAAAAGAGTCCGGTTACCACCTTTATAATGTATTGTTATAAAAATGGGGATATTACAACTACCACCACTTATACTAAAAATTTATCTGGAACTCTTCAGATAGGTAAAACACAATTGACTATCAATTACAAACAAAGTAAAAGTCAGTCTTTTTCTGGTGGTGATAAAGATTATGTAACATCCGTATCTGATTTCCCTTTTGTTACTGGTCCAGGAGATAATAGCGTTGAGTTTGAAGGAGAGGGAAGATTAATAGTTGAAACAAAGGCTTCGCATTATGAAATAGAAGTTTCATAATTTCTATTTTTATAGTATTTTGTCTAAAATATTTATCACTATGGGTGTCAAATGTCAGATAGAAAAATAAGAATCTCGTAGAAGGTTCTGATAATTCGGATTCGATAAATAAGTTAAACAAGGAGTGTTGAGTATGAGAAGGAGATTTTTTAATGCTGCGGATAATTTCGTGGGAGGATGTTATAATAAGTTATCTAATGAGGATATAAAAAGGCTTGGAGGAAAAAGATCTTATGTATGTCAGTTTAATAAAATTCATATACATATAGGACCTGTATTAAAAGATAATGATTCCGAAGAAAGTTATATAATGTTTAATAGTGATTGGAATCATGGTGGTTATGAATCTATAGTTTATCACCATAGTAATAATGGTATTTTTATATTAGGTGAAAATAAAATTGGTAATATAGAAGATCATATACAGGATCTAACATATTGGTACGAATATGATCCAAACATTAATGAAAATTATTGTTATTGTTATTATGAAGCTGATAACAGCGGAAATGCTATTAAGTTGAGCCGTGAGTTTGGTGATGTTTGCACTGTTTTTAATATTCCCAGTTTGAAAGTTACTACTCTTCGTGATGGCGGTTTAAGTTTTCCAGAGATTTATATAGAAGGAGTTTGGGATCCGTTATTGTATAAGTCGGTTTTATAATTAACTTTGCAAAAAAGTTAATCATTATGGGTGTCAAATGTCAGATAGAAAAAAAGGAAAATGAAATAAAACGGGTTAAGGCTCCTAACGGGGAGCCTTCCGTTCTTTACGAAAGTGCCTTAAAATTATTAGGAAACAGCGAGCGGGCCCTTCAGGTATGGGCTAAGGCTTACACTCCTGGTTTTTTGTCGTATTACGGTCATTGGAATAACCCGGCTCCAGGGGAGATGTTTAATACCGATTCCAATGGTGAACCTCTTTTAGAAGACGTGCTGTCGTATATGAAGCGTCAAACTTATTTTGCCGATCCTCTAACGGATCAGGATGTTAAGGATGTAAGAGATTTTCTTTTATCTACCTATGGTGTTTATACGGCACCATCATTATCCAACATCATTCTTCATTATTTTTATGTAGATGGTAGTTTGATACTGAATGAGCAGAATTTAAGAAGATCAGGCTTGTATAATGAAACAGAGATAAGTAGAATCTTATCTGATCCTTCTGTTCTTAATGAAGTTTCGACATCCATGAGGAAGTTATTGGATTATTCCAATAACGAACATGATAGGGAAAAAGATAATTATTTTATGTCTGTTGACTATCAGTATGGTCCTATTGTTTACAAGGAGGGAGTGTTTAACCAATTTGGTAAAAAAGTACCATATAATCCTTCTGAGCTTTATTATGCTATGCGTAAAACAGTAGCCGGCATAAAAAAATTTTCTGAATTTTCATCTGCTTTTGAATCGTTGAGAAACTCATATCCTGAACTGGTTGAGAAATTTGTTTCTGATAAAGAATTTGCCGAATCTATGTTTGATGAGTTTTTATCTACGAATAAGATTCCGGTAATAAACATAGAAGGGGATGATGTGGTAGAAGGCAAGAGAAGATCCTTGTCTAAGCTACAAGATCTGTCTTATTACAATCCTGGCAAAATAGAGTTCCTAAGAGCTCGTATATCAGCTTATTTAAATAGGGCTAACGCTGACACCGAATCTGATTTAAGAAGCATGATATGGGATATAGAAGAGGCTTGTACGTGGTTTGGCATAGATATAATAGGGGCGTCAGAAACTTATGATGGCACAGAAGAATCTTTGAATAAGATAGATAATTTGATGCTGGATCTTGATATTTATGTGGCCAGGCACAATGATGTAAATTATGCTCCTACGTTGGCATCTTCTATTGATGATGTTCTTGGTGATAGTACAGACTATTATTTTGGATTATTGCCGGAGTATATGGATAATTTGAATATCGTTTATTCTGAATCAAATATAGACCCAGTAGAAGCATTTGAGAAACATTCATTGCTTAAGGTAGGAGATAATCTATATCAAAGGATCAGCAAAGATGATCTTAACGAGATGTATCAAATATCAACAGTGTTAGCCAAGCACAACCTAACTCACTTTCCTGCTAAAATATATCCTGAATCTTGTTTTAAGAACGGCGTTTTGGATAAAGAGAAAGTACGGAACGTAGATAATAATACGCTCATGGATTCCATTAAAAAATACGTCAGATCGTTCATGGATTCTCAGAACACGGAGGACATGATAATGACCAGGATGGCGTTTGGGCACCCGGCGGTACTTGATGTTTCTTACGCGGATGTGGATCGGGAATTTAGTCGGTACATGAACAAAAAACAAGATAGCGAAAACCCATTATCCTTATTCGATTTATACCAATATTACCTTGACAACAAACTCCATAAAACAAAATTATATGATAATGCCTATAAGTATCTTGACTTCAAATCTGGTCCATCTTTGGGTCTTATTTCTGATGATCCTGATATTTTGAAATCAATAGAATTATCTTTATCTGGAAAAGACAGGTTGATGTTGTTTGATTATAGCATGACCAGCACCGACCCTTTTTTATCAAAATTGTTTTATTTGGATAGGTATGACCCTTCGTATGCCGAGAATGATTTTGAACACTATTTTTACACCAGGCACCCGTATCTGTTAAAAGAAAAATCGGGCCCTAATATCGTAGAGCAAGATGGTGTTATAACAGCCGAAGGTATTTATGATAATTTTATAAGAGTAGGTAATAAGATATGGTCTAAAGTAAGCGAAAGTAGTTCCGGCTCTATCTACCAAAATCTGACAGGGACCGAATCGGAGGTGAAATACGATTCTACCCAGAAGGCTAAGACAGTAGAAACCGATTACGCTCCATACCAAAACAGATCTGGCTTGACGCAAGATATGACCATAAGCAAGTCTGAATTGGATGATCTTAACAAATTAGAATGCAAATAATTTTTGTATATATATAATATAGTTTTTTCATAGTTATAATTTGGGAAGTGAGGCTTGTGAAAGTCTCACTTTTCTTATATATGCACGTATATCAATAACATACAAGAAAAGTTAGATTTTCGTTGTTTATGAATTATTTTTATTAAGTTTGCAATATTAGTTTCAGGAAGGGATTATAGAAAATAGGGAAGGTAAGAACAGAACGTAACTAATAACGGTAGGAAATGAGAATCAGTACCATCAAACGTAATAACAGCATTCATCTTATGTATAAAAACATTATGAATGATTTAGGTCAATTAAGAACTGTAGTTTCAAAATCCTATATTTATAATCTGATACGAAATCAAACCGGATTAAGTATCAGAACTATATCCCATGTCTTGAATCACACAAAAGAACAGGATACAGATTCTTTGTGAAAAGCGTACATTTTCATACATTTGTGTATTCTTTAGTTTTTAGATTTAAGTTTTTTCATGGTATTAGTTTAGAGATCAGGGCTCGCAGTGATGCGGGCCCTGGTTTGATTTACAGCGCTTTACCCAAAATGGGAAAAGCGTAAGTTTCTGATTATCAGTTTTTCACCTTAAATGGGGAAAATTAATTATTGTGTATTATACTTCCGTTTTTGCTGAAAATACTTCTCTTCTATAGGAAATAAACACACCTGTATTCCACCCTGCAATCAAGATCTTTGTTACGTGCTTCATGCACGTATGTTTAACAATTAAATACTATAAAATTATGGGTGGTGATAAAATCGTCCTTTTAGATGGAGCCGGGGCTAACGGTGGTGGTGCAGCCACTAACGGTCTTCTTTCAATGATTCCCGGCATGTTTGCTAATTTGATAGGTGGTAATAAAATGGATCCGAATCTGGTAGCGGCTTTGATGAACGGTCGTAACAACCAGGACGGTTTCGGTGGGGCTAACGGTTGGTGGCTCTGGATAATTGTTTTGTTCTGGCTGTGGGGTGGACGCGGCTTCGGTAACGGTTTTGGAAATGGTGGTGATTGTTGCGCCAATGGTTTGCCGGCTCAGTTGAATAACGATTACGGTCGTGAACTTTTGATGCAGGCAATTCAAGGTAATCGTAGTGCCATAGATCAGATCGCTTCTGCTTTGAACTGTTCTACTACTCAACTTCAGAACGCTATCTGCAACGTACAGGGTGCTATTGATAAAGTAGCTGGTCAGGTAGGTATGACTTCTCAGGCTGTTATCAACGCAGTTCAACAACAAGGTTGTGAAATAGGAAATCAAATCAGCTCTTGCTGCTGCAATCTGAGTTCGTTGATCAATCAAAGCACTTGCCAGACTCAGGGAATGATTACTCAGCAAGGTTTTGATAACCAGCTTCGCACGTTGGAACAAACCAATATCTTGCAGAACGGTCTCAACCAAGGTCTGGCTAACAATCGTGAGCAAGCTACAAGCCAATTCAATATCTTGTCTGCGAAACTTGACGCTCAAACCGTTATGATCAACGACAAATTCTGTCAGTTGGAAATGAGGGAGATGCAGAACACTATTGCTCAACTTCGTGAAGAAAAAGCGGCTTTGACAGCTTCGGCATTATCTCAGCAACAAACCCAGAATATCGTTGGTCAATTACGCCCGACGGCCGTCCCAGCCTACCCCTCTTGTTCTCCTTACCAGGCTTATTCTTGGGGACAGGTATTCGGAGGAGGTTACTGCAATAACGGATGTGGATGTAACAACGGATGTTGCAATAACAACGCTGCTGTCTGATTTTATTAAGAGAGGAGGCTAATATGGCTTGTGTTTCTAAAATAGGATCGTTGTATGAGATGGTTACGAAGAATGTTATTGTCAGTACGACAAATACAATCTTCGGTATTAACCCACGGGCTTGGATCGCCCTTCCGTGTGAGGGTCTTATCCTTCTTAAGATAAGGCAAGTAGTCCCCACAGCCGGAAGTGCTCTACCGGTACAGATTGCGGTCCCGGCAAACAGCACAGTTTCAACAGTAGGAGCCGACACCTGTTGCTCGGTTACGGGAGTGAATGTCGTGAACCCTATTAACGTAGCTGTAACGGGTGCTGCTATGGTAAATGGCACAGAACGCCTTCTGTACTTCAATAAAGTTCGTGGCGTGTTAAGATTAATGGATTGCTGTGTTCCAGTAGCGGCAGCCCAGGCGTCTGAAGTTAAAGCAGGTAAATGATTTCAGTAGGGTGATGGAGATCATCACCCTATTTTCACCTAAATAATATTTTGATCATGTTTTCAGATTTGAAGAAAGGGTTTCAGGTACATACCCTTGATACTAACACAGTACCTAAATACGAATTGGGAAAGGTAGTAGCCGTATCCGAACCCAGGTATCTTCCTCCTCAGCCGGGTCTGTATCAGGCGATGCAGACCCGCGTGGTGGATCTGACGGTAGAGCTCACTGGCGAAACCAAGACCTATACGGTTCCGGAATCCCAGAATGTGGCTAAGGCTATGGGTATAACATTATCTACCAGCATAGATCCGATTATGAACGAACTGAATGCTATAAAAAGCACCAGTCAAGACATAATAGACAGCGTAGATACCCATCGTGCCAAGATAGAGGCTTGTGAATCTATATTAGAAGACATCAATCCGGCATTCAAACAAACGAGAGAGCAGGATCGTAAAATAGCTGGTATAGAAAATAAGGTGAATGACCTTACTGATTCATTCGAAGATTTAAAGAAGTTAATTGTAGAACGTTTGAAATAAGTATAATATGATAGTATATGATTTAAATTCAGGACACAGAGAATATCCTGGATATGACGAGATAGAAGACAGACGAGGCAGAGGCAGAAGCCGGCGTGCTGATGGAACGTACATGGAGTACGGACATGGGTTCCTTCCTCCTTATGATCATTACGGTATGCATGAGAAGATGAAGGAAATGGAAGAACGCGAAAACGAGCTGGAAGAAAGGGAAAGAAGGCTTGAGGAGCGCGAACGTCGTCATGAAATGGAGGACCGGGAATACCGGAGGATGGGTTACGAATCCTACCCGACCGATTACTATGGGGACGACAGATACTACGGTGACGGACCTCAGATGCGTAGAGGTCGCGGACGTGGCAGAGGTCGTTCTTATTGAGGAGCAGACGCAGAGGATCCAGCTTATCAGAAATATGTAGATACTTACGGCTACCATTTTTCTAATGCTCTTGCTGATGAGGCGGTAAAGAAGATGGTCAACGTCGATGGATCCAAGAGGATCTGGAAGCAGCCGGAAATAAAAGATATTTTTGAAAAGTGCGGAGCGAAGAAGCCGGATAAAGCGACATGGGGCGATGTCCAATATGTCTTTGCAATGTACTATTCGGATGGTTTTCCGAAGGTCTTCAAATGTGAGAACGAGTTGGTGAAAGCTACGTTAATGTATTTGGATGATCCGGATGCTCCCGAAGGAGTAGCCTTTATAAGATGGCTTGCCGTGCAAGATTACCTCGGCGAAAAAATAAACTGGAAGGATCTGACCTGAGATCCAGACCCAGGTCCTTCCGGTGGTGCGGGAGCCATAGTAAAAAATATGATTCCCGCATTCCCGTTTTTCCCGTTTGGAAAAAAAAGGAATAAAAAAAATGTTATACCGGTCGGCGGGCAATAGAATACCCGTGGCCGGTTTGTTTCACATAACTTTTTTTTGGACATGAATATGGCACACGAATCTAAATCAAATAAAACCCCATTGTATTTAATAGGAGAGTTGATTGGCGTACCGAATACGGTTATGGACTCAGCATTGCATGAACTGAGAGATAGAATAGACAAAGACCCTAAATATAAAGATGTTAAAAATTGGCTCGAGTCTTTACCCAAGATCTGAACCTATTTTTTTCAATACCAGGCCCGATGCGATTTTAACGTATCGGGTTTTTATTTTAATTTATATTGTTTTATTTTAAATCTAATTAATTCATGAATGTCGTACATTTGTTGAAAAACTATTCTATATGGAAAATAAGGAAGATTACGTTGGTTACGAAGATCAAGAACTGTGTAACCGGTATTACAAAGAGGCTGACGCCATGAGACAAAAGCAGGACTGGTCTCGGCTTAGGGCTGTCCCTGCTCCGGCTAAGGGAACGCCATCGCCCGGCTGGGGTCAGCTTGGACGTGGAAATGATGTCCGTGTCAAGTATGTTAGCATCAATTCAGGATTAGGAGGGGACAGATTATGACCGTAGAAGAATTGGCTAATAAAAGATACGGTGGCGAATTTGTTTTCATGTTTGGTCATCTTGAAGGTAGAACAAGATTCGTTTTTGAATGCTTTGATCCAAGACCTGATCATGAAGGTAAAAACACTTATATGGTTTCTTATTTTGATAAGGGACTTCGTAGAAGAGATGTGGTAGATGTGCCATGTTATATGAATGTTTTAGCAAAATAAATTAAAATATTGTAAATATCGTGGTTAGAATCGCATATTTTGGAACCGATGGCTGCCCTGATCATCACATTATTCCAATACGAGGTAAATTTACGGAAGAGGATATTAAGGTAATAGAATCTGTAGATTGTGATGATTTCTATAAGGTGTTTGACATCATGCGTTTTAAGATAGCTGAGTTTAAAGGATGGACGATATTGGGAATCCCGGCAAGCTTAGACGATCATAGACCTGGAAGCAAAACCGTTATCTTCATAGAAGGTAAAGCTAACGAAGCTGATTTTATGATTATTTAATCAGCAAAACCACCATACTTTAGTAGGTGGATGAATTGGTTTGATTAATTTTGAATCAAAATTACAGATAAA